ATATATTATATATATAAGGAAGCGACACGGAAAAGCTGTAGGCCTGGGGGAAAGAAAAAGCCCACGACCAGAAAAAGAAGCACCGTGTTTTAGCACGGCTTGAAGTCTTTTCCGATCATGGGCTATATACTCTATATATCCATATCTAGGCTACATATAAATACTATATATAGTAGCTTACTTACATAATACAACAATATGAGGTGTAAATCAAGTTAAATATTTTTAAAAGTGCAAGTTGCACAAATTAAAAATTTACGGCTGAATATCTGAAAATAGGCAAAGAAAAACGGCAAGCTGTGCGCCTGCCGTGGTTCTTTCTGAATTTTTAAGAGTTGGGATAAGCCAAAACAAAGCGCTCTGTTGTAGGGTCCTCTTTGATTACGCTTCCGGGGTACTCTCTAAGCTGCCGTTTTAACTCCTTCAGATCTGCATAGGCTTCTTTTTGGTAGCTTCTTAGCTCCTGTGAGGTGTAGTTGTGTAAGTAGCCAAAGCCTAAATTGTCATCTATAATCGCGTTCTCGTGCTCTATGATCTTGTCATACAATACTTTCTCTATGTGCCCATCGTCACGCAACACGGACACATATTTTTTTCGCTCTCTTTTGTGTGGTTTTTTGAGCTTGCTTGGGGTTGGCGCTGGAAGACTTTTGGGAGTGCCTACAGGCAAAAAGCCCCGGTCTGTTGCCCCCATCTTTACGGCGAGGCCATCGGCTAGAATCTCGTATACATCACCTACTTTCGAGCACTCAAAAGCTCCAGTTGACAGTTGTAATTGTAGTTCGGTGTAGCAATCAATGTCTGATTCTCCAACGATCTGCAAAATAGAAAAATCATTGGTCCCTGTCTTGTCACTGTTCCGCACCTCGATGGAGCGCGGAGAATTTGGGCGTGATATATCGGATACATAGGAGCGATAAAAGCTTTCGCGCTGGCGGTGTCCCTCGGCTCCATACACTCTAAAAATTTTAACCGTTTGCATAAAACTTCTTTCTCCCGGCTCTAACCTTGCCGGGCAGGTTGTAAATTACTGTTCAAAAGTGGCAAGTGCTGCACAGATACCGGAGGCTTCATCTTTGCCGCATCGTTAATATTTTTTACTTTTTAAACATTTCATTAACTGCCTTTCGTCCAACCAACTTAGCTGCAGCTGTCTTGCTCATCAACTCGCGCTCCCTGAAATCGTACTCTTCAGCATGTAACCACTCTTCCGCCTCTTCATCACTTGCAAAAGGTCCATAAAGCACATGTTCCCAGCGTCCGAACTCATACTTGCTACTTACACCCAAAACTTTGTTTCTGTTCATAATCTTCCTTTCTCCCGATTCTAACCTTGCCGGACAGATGTGAGCTACTGTTCAAAAGTGGCAAGTGCTGCACAGATACCGGCGGCTTCTTCTTTGTCACATCTACGCTCAAACATGAGCTGGTAATAGTCACTGCTTCGCCATCCCCCATCAAAAAGGCTGGCAGCCTCATCCGTTGCCAGTGCGTCAGATTTTACTTGCTGCGCTCTCGCTGTGAACTCATCGTACGGCTTTTCATGGCTTGAATCAGAAATTATATCAACATCAACGCGGCGGTTGTTGTCTGGGTCTTCATCCTCGACAAAATCACCTGTGCAATTTTGCCAGTCAAAAGCATAATCAATGACTTCATCGACGCTATCCACCTTATAAGCCCCTTGGCCATATCTGAAAGAGCCATCAACTAAAAGATCGGTGCTGAGGTCTTGGCTATATTGGCCATTCTCCCATACTCTCATAGTAATTTCTACGAGTCTTTTTTCGTCTTTAATTTTCATTTTTTCCCTTTCTGCCCTCGTAACCTCCGGGGTGGGTGCTTTGATATTTACCAGATCTCAACGCCGAGCTTGTCAGCTGCTGCGCTTACTACGTCCTCTACGGTGTCACTGTCGGCGTTGTCGTACTCATCCGCCATGTCGGCCAGCTCACACAGCTTGCGGCAGTCGTCAGGGTTCCACTCTCTGCTAGAATTGATGCGATATGCTACGGCCTCAGGCACGTCTAAATCTTTAAAAAGATCAAACCCTGCTGCACCCATGTGGCGCCAGTAAAGCGTTACGAACGGCAAGCCACTGACATGTGCAGGGGTTGGTCTGGTCTCTGCGATCAAATCAACTGGGCGCTCCTCTCCTACTGGTGTGTGGGTTCCTTTCTCTAGCTCCTCGGCTGCCTGCTCCATGCTGAGACCGGACCACTCGGAAGAATCGAACTGGTCTGCATATGGCCAACCTTCGCGTGCTGCCTCCAAAACCTCGGTGCCTGTGCTCTGACCATCTGCTAGATTACAGGTGACGTTTACAGGCTTGCCATCTTCAAGTACTACTGCAAAAATCTTACCGTTGCCAACCTCATAAAACTTTGTTGTATACTGCTGCTTCTTTGACATATCTTTTTACCTTTGCCCTTTGGGGCTTCCTTTCTCTCTTTGTGCCTTTATCATATCACTAAAAAGTGTGACTGTCAAGTACTTTTTTAAAAAAAGTTTTACTTTTTCTGATGGGCGGCTTTGTATAACTTTGCGTCTTCTGGTCCCTCCACGTATCGGATCAGATCGCGCGGCTGCATCTCCAGGATGCAGCAAAGACGGTTGATCGTATCCATGCCCACCGGCTCCCCACGCTTTAGGCGCGTATATATGGCTTGTGATAAAAGCCCTTCCTTTTTACAGCGTGTGGATGTGATCCCCACGCGCTGGAGTGCCTCCACTACATCTATTTTGTATTCTATCATACTTTCAAACCTCGCTTTCTGTGGCTGCGTATGCCTACATATATATAGTAAGCGGCGACAGGTAAAAAGTCAAGCAAAAAATCACTAAAAAAAGTGAAAAAAGCGCTTGACAGTCACACTTTTTAGTGATATGATAAAGGTACAACAAAGAAAAAAAGCCGATTGCACCACCTACCAAGCAAACGCAACCGGCACCAATCAAAAAAAAGAAAGGTAGCTTGATTATACATCAAGCAAAGGGAAAAAACAATGTTATATTCAGAGTTAGCAAAAACTTATAGAAAGCTTTTCAAGAAGTATCCTAATATTTCTAGTCTTCAGGATTTCAGCGGCAAGATTTTAGAAGAAAAAACAACTTACATCAAGCGTGGGACGCGTTGGATCGAGACAAAGAAAGAAGAAAAAGAAGTATCGGCAACTTATGTTTTTAATGTATTTGATGCAGTACAATTTTTTAAAGACTTAGGCGGATACGAAAAAGTAAGTTGCAGCTATACAAAGGCCGGATATCTTCCAGACGAGTTATTAAGCATCAGCCCTAACAGAACGGAAAAAACAGTAAGAAAATATTATTTCATTTAAAAAAATAAGGTGGGCGAAAATGCCCACCTTTTTATTTGCTTCGTGCCTGATCAAGTAGCCGCTGCGTCTGTTCCTGGCCGTATATATCCATGATATCAAGCTGATACCGTGCATCGGTCAAAAGCCTTTGCAGGTCAACCGTTTCCGGGCCTGGTGTATGGCTCTTGATCTTCTGGCTGGACGGCTCCGGCTCTGCCGCAGGTGCTGCAGATGCTTCTGCATCTGGTGCCGCTGATTGGATGCTATCGCGGCTGATTTTTTCGGCTATCGCGGCTTTTATATAGCCGTTGACTGATAGGCTTGTAGCTGCTGCTGCCTCTTGTAGTCTGGTGTAATCTTCGTGCCGCAAATCGAGCGGCACACGCTTATAAGTCTTGCTTGCATATCTTATAGTAGCTTGCTTGTGTGCGTCTGATATTGCCATATGTTTTTTCTTTCCTTTCTTATATTATAAAGGCCCCTTTTCCACCTCTAACATAATTATACACTATAAAAACAAAAATATACACGTACATAATGCACAAAAATATACACGTACATTTATATAAAATTACTATTGCATATACACGTACGTTGTTATATAATACAGTCAGAAACAAGGAAAACAACAAACACAGAAAGGAAGTAAAAATATGAAGAGAACAAAAAATATGATCTATAAGGCATCTGATGAGGCACGCGAACTTTTTTTGTACGCAACGAACGAAAGCGCATTGTATCGCCAGATGATCAAGCCAGCAATTGAAAATCTGAAAAAGAAAGTTGCAAAGGGCACGTATGACGCAGACAAAGCGGCCGATCTATTCTACTATACCGCAGACAGAGCGGCGAAGATGTATAACAAGGACTTCGGCGGAGTGTTCACAGTACAGCAAAAATTTACAGCAGCGGTTGACATGGTTAGTTTTTTCGATGATTCAATCCATGAGGATTAAGCCGAAACGCCCCGGCTTGGGGCGTCCGTTGGGGATTGCCTCCCGGCGCTGATGATGGCAGGCAAGAAAGGGAAAAGTTATGACAACATTACAAATTATTAGATTGAATGAAAGCGCCCCAGCTATGGCGCACGGTTTCCGTTATAACGTCCAGATTTGGACGAAGGACAGCGGCCGCGGCTGGTGCTATGCCGGAAACGGCAAGTTTTTAAAGACTGCAGGCGAGGTTCTGAGCTATGGCAAGGAACACGCTGATTTTTACAGTGCTGATATGTACAAGGATTTTTACGCCTGCATGAGTGAGGAAGACGTTGTATATTTTGTAGGGGTTTACAAGTGGCACGCCTTCCGCGTATATCCAGACGGAAAAATTGCAAAGGCAACTGAGCAAGAACGCGAATTGGCCGGAAAATGGCTTGAAAGAGAGAAAGGAAAGCGATGATCACAACAAAAATTGTCTTGCTGGGCGACACTCACCCGGCAAGACTTCGCGGTTATGGTTACAGTGTGCAGATTTTTGTAGATGGTGAATACAGTAATATTTGCAAGTTGTGCCGGACTCTGGCAGATGCTGAAAGCTACGCCGAGGAATTTTAAGTTTTGCGTTTCTCCGCTTTAGGCGGCGAGGTTCACGACCTGGCGACGCTTTACCGGGAAAACCGGAACAAAAAAAAGAAAACTAAAAGAAAGGTTAAAACAATGATTTTAAAGACAGTATCTATCAGCGCCGCGCCACGAGAGCTGCATATAAAGCTTTTCAAGGCTCACGGTGATGAGCTGGAGAAGCTTGAGAAAGAAATTGCAAGCCTTGACGCTGTGGCCCTTGTGTCATGGGCACGAGTATTCGAGGCGGTAAAGACTCCAGGTGTGGTGGCACACTGGGAAGTGCAGCACGAAATTGACGGCAAGGCATACACAGAGCAACGCATATTGCACGCATCCGTAAAAAATCCGGGTTGCATTCAGTATTCTACGGCTCATATCTACCCAGACGAGTATATCCCAGTGATGGATTCACAGTTTAAAAATGCATCTGATTTTTTCCGATATGAAGCGCCACTGTCGGCGGTTGTTATTATTGAAAAGGTTGCGTGACACGGAAAGAGGTGATAAAATGAAGGTAATCTGGGAATCAAGCCTGCAGATTGAGAAGATGTGCAGCAGTGCAGAGCGTGCCATTCTCTGCCAAAGGTCAAGAGGATTCAAGGCAATGATTAAAAAAAGAAAAGCATGAAAAAATGATTGATGCAGTAGCAAAGGGCATTGGTGACTTGCTGCTCGGTGTGCTGATCTTCGGCGGCATGACGGTTGCACTGTATTTTGGAAGTATTTGATAGGAGGATATAAAACGTGTTTAAGCAAATTAAGAAGGGCAGCATTGTTGCAGTTAATGTTAAACAGCATGTCGACTTTCCAGGTGGAAAATGGAAAGATCACTTCGTTACAAAGCGTCAATTGTTTGTAGCAAAAGAACTGCCAACCAATAGTGGGAATTTTAAAGCACTTGCCAGCAATGGACGTTTGGAATTTTTTAATGTAGTAACAAATGAGGTCGAAATTATTAAGGAATGAAAAAGCGGCAAGCATAACACGACTTGAAAAAGTCAAAAACTTTTTGTATAATATCTAAAGCACGCATATGTACTGTTATTTTGCAATAGTGCATATTGACAAAAAGGAGTTGGCAATGGCAAAGAGAAAGAAAAAAGTTGAGAATAAACGAATCCTGGCACTAGAACTGTACAAAGGATTTTTAAAGGCTGAACCTGATTTGGCTGATCAAGCAAAAGCTGCGATTGAGGATTTTAAAACTCAAGGTGCAAAATGGGACGAAAATATTGTGTACTGTCCTAATGATAAGATACTGCTAGAAATCAAAAAAGCACGCATGGGAGATCCAGATGCGAAGTATTTCAAAAGGCTTAGAAATGCCACTGCAGGATTGATTTCGGCAGTAGCAACGTGGGATTTATCAAAAGTAATTTATCGTTTTGATAAAGACTTTTATAGTGAATTAAAAGAAACAGAAGGAATAGAAAAAGTTCCGGTAAACATGTTACTTCATTTACCATATAAATGTTTATGTCTTCAAGTTGGTGACGAATCAAGGTTTGTATATTTGAATTATGATTTTGAATTTAAATTATATGAATTAAGGATTGAAAGGCTTTTCTTTAATGATGATGAAAACAGAATTGAATCAAGGAGCTATTTTTTAACTTTATCGTCTGATAAATTGCAAAAATGCATAGACCATACAATTTCCGCTGGAATTGATAACTATAAAAGAATGGGGCTACCGGAGTTTTCAGAGAAATTTGAAGAAACATATAGAAAAGAACGTGAAATATTTCAAAGTACAATACAAATGATTCTGTTTATATTATCACAGAATGTAGATATTGTCGAGAATGAAGAAAACAAGAAAGCAAGAAAGAAATATACTCGTTCTGGTACAAAGGAAATTCCTAAGGTATTGGATGCAGGATACCGTGTGGGAGCTGAAATAAGGAACGTTAGGGAAATCAATGTATACAACAAGACAGAAGCAAATGAACAAAACCTTGATACACTACCCTCTGCCGCAGGAAGCAAAAAGACTCCACATGTACGCCGTGCACACTGGCATCATTTCTGGATAGGGAGTGAAAAGGCAGGAAACAGAAAACTTGTGGTCAGATGGTTGCCACCTATAGCAATAGGAAGCAGAGTCCAGGATCTTTCACCAGTTGTACATGATATTAGAGCATAGTCAAAAACTTCTGGCTAAAGTCACGAATTTTTAATAAAAAGAAAGGAACAGGAAAACAAGAATGAATGAAGAAAAAATGAAACGAGTAATTGAAGCAGTAACGCAGTGCAAGCCACTTGCCAAAAATGATTGGCCGAGAGGGTGCGAAGAATGGGGATGGTTGCTGGATAGAACATGCGATTTGTACAGCAATTATATTTCTTTGGAAAACGAAGCTCTGAAAAAGGCAGTTAAAATTGTAGTTGAAGAGTTTTTTGATTTTGTTGATAAAGTCTATCCAGAAAACGAAGAGCCTATTCCAGGTAAAGAATTTTTTGATTCTGTTGATAAAAACTATTTAGAAGATAAAGGGTATATTCCGGATTTTGCAGAAGAATTATATGAAAAACTTGTTGACGATGATGGAGATGAAAAAACGGAAAAAGAAAAAGATATAGAACGTACAATAAACTTGATGATGACAATAATAGAATTTACATGTCATTGTGAGGAAGAATACTTAGCACAAATGCCTGCTGAAGAGTTAAAAGCATGGAAAACATTAGCAAGGATAGATAAAAATTATAGAATAAAAATTTGTCGCGGATATAAATTTGGGAAAATAGCAGATGGTTTTGTGATCGACGACACAGTTGATAACTTGATACAGCTCCACAAAAACGCAGAAGAGGCACGAGAAAACGAAGCCCCTTATCCGTTTAAATGGTATATGTAAAAATAAAAAATATAATATTAAGGTATAGATAAAAAGTAGGGATAGAGTCAAATCTATCCCTATTATTTTACAGTTCTTGACAGTATTTTACATTACTTTACATTATTATACATTACTATACATTATTTTACAGTAAAATAATGTAGAAATCTATCGGCTTTTCTTACGGCGCCGCTTCTGCTTCTGCTGTTTATATTCGGTTCTTATGACCGTGATATTTCCGACAGTTTCCTCAGTTCTGATGCGCTTCAAACTGCCAACATAGGTTATTATGCTGATTTCGTGTTTTTTTCCACTTCTACTGCCCATATCATCCCCTCAACTTTCTCGTAAGCTGCTGTCCAAATGATTCTCGATACGTAATTTTTGCATCTGTGTCCACATCAATAGGACGTCCAACCACTAAAATTTCTGTAGGATGGAGTCGGGAACACATTTCTTTGAAGCCCTGTCGATAACACTCCTTGCCTTGATCGGTAAAGCAGCCGTTTGTGCTGACTGCCAGCGTACTCTCTTCTGGTAGCCCTTCAAAACAAAACTCAAACGTCTCTGTGTTTCCCCAACCTACAGTTGGAATGACGTTACAGCCGTTCATAAATAGCCACCATGCCAGGGCACGACTTCTGTACACTTGATGCAGCTGCACGACCTTTGGCATAGAGTCGTAGAACGAGAAGTCAGGAGCGCATATGTATTTAAAATTTTCAAGTGTTGGAAGATACTTTTGCGGCTGATTCCATAATGGCTCGAACCGTGCATCATCAATAAAAAAGTGGCAAAGCGCCTTCTTTGGATTTTTTTCTTTTGCCGCCTCACAAAATGATACTGCATTAAGCCCACTCAGAGCAGCATGTACTGGGAGCAGTTTTGGAAAGCCCAGTGGAGTAAGTTCGGATTGATAAAGATATCGCTCACGAAGAACATCTTTTTGCGTGTGAATCTTTGTATACATCTGCCTTCCTTTCTGACACATTGCCTAAAGTCGTGTGTGTACTGTGATCTTTATTTTATGCACAGTACCTAATTGCATTACTTCCTAAAAGCTGATATATAAGTTCGTCTGCAACAGTTACTATACTCCTGCCAAAAAGACTTATAAAGTCTGCGACAATTTCCTCTGTTTCAATCGGGATAGAGTATCCATATTCCATTGCATGAACGTGTGTCAGCTCATGGCATAGCACTTTATCAATCATCTGGCTTGGCAGATCATTACACATAAAGACAGTCTTTAAATTGTTGTCGGTTACACCGAGAGTATATGTTCCGTCACTGCGTTGCAACTGCGGATCACCAGGATTGACAAAGCAAACTTGCCAGGTGTTGTTATTTACTGTAAAAAACATTTGATACCCCCATTATAGCACATTTATAACAAGTGCGCAATTGAAATAAAACCGGGAGCATCTGCCCCCGGCTGTACCATTGATTATATACGCTGTACCCAGTTTGTCATCTTAGTTTTCATCATCGTTTTTTCGGAAGCCGAAAGCCCTGGCATGATCTCTTTAAGATCTTCGTCGATAACGGCTAGCAAGGACTCAAGCCCTCGCATGTTTGCGTCATTGTCTTCTTTAGTGTTAGCTTTGTGCATGTCCTTAGTCTCACTGTATGACCTTCTAGCACGGTCATATCGGCTTTCTGACTTCATTCCCATATCTTCTACGCTTCTACCATCTGACGGCATTTGGGGGCCTCTACGTGGGTCAGAGTAGTACATGCGCCCAAAGCGGAGTCTATCAAGATCACGCATACGCTCTTCTTCTGGCATATCAGCCCATTCATAATACATTTCTGGTGTCATGTGCCAATAAGGTGGTTCGTCATAACCGCGTCTGCCTGTGGTTCTTGTCCCTCTACCCTTTGGGGCAAATCTGCCGTTAGCGTATCTGTAGCGGTCGTAATAGCGGCGTGACGGGTAATCACCGTATTGCTCAACCATTTCCATGATTTCGTCATCGTTTTCCAGTCTATCCATTGCCTCAACAATGCGATAATCTTTATCAAAGCAAGCAATGTTCTTAACAATTTCGGTCCAATCTTTTAAATCATCAAGATTCTGGCCTTCAAAATTATCAATTCCGATAGCTTTGGCTTTTTCTTTGACACATTCTAAAATCTCTTTAGCCCATTTATGCATAGTCTACCTCCACTTCCAATTAAGCAACTCTATTCACTATAAGGTTTGCGTTAGCAACTTCAATAGCAACGCCACTTGTATTCTCAACTGCAATATTTACACAGCAGCCACGTGGAACACTGATAAAAATGCCTGAGGACACATTGTTGAATTGAGATACTGCAGCTGGTGTTGAAATCATTTTGGAAGCAGGTACTGGCTCACCACTGATAGCAACGGCTAATGATATAGGAGCCGCAGTTCCCCCAGCTGGAAGAGCTATATTCGCGGAGAAGTTTACAAAAAAACGTGCCTGACACTGATTCGTAAGACCTCTAAGAGTAATGATTCCACTGCCTTCACGGTGCTGTATGCAGTTTGAACCCTTAACAGATGTGTTTGTAAAAGTTACATTTTCATTTGCCGCAACTTCCTGCGTTGCGACTGCAACATATTCTGCCATTTGATACCTCCTTAAAATAAGGGACAGGCTCTATTTCGAGTCTGCCCCTTTGCTGATAGTAATACTGCGTTAGTTAGCAGACATAACCGTTTTGGTTAAGATACCGATATTTAATTTTGTCAGCAGTTGCAACCACTATTGCATCCGCATCCGTAAGCATAGCCATAGAGATTAGATGCCGGGAAAGACGGTACTGGAGTAGGTCTTACAGCGTCAATAATCTGATTGGTCTGCGCAGCCATTGCTGTGGTGAGCAGTGCACTCTGGCGATCCTGTGAAGCAGCTCTGCGAAGATCATTGTTCTCAGCCTGCAAGGCAGCAATCTTGTCCTGGCAAAGGTAGTCAAGCAGCGCACGGGTATTTGCATTGGCATTGTCAATGATATCACGTGTATTGGTTGCTGCATTATAGTTTAACTGGCAGAAGCCTTTATCAATGGACTGCTGAATTGCATTTGCTTGTGTAGCCATGTTATAATTGGTGTTAGAGATTGCTTCTTTGTTGTCACAACAGCATTGTGCTAACTGTGCCTGCAGAGCATTTGTATTTTGCATATTAGCTACGGTATCAGCGTTGATAGCCTGCTGAATGCCATATCCAGTCTGCATGATGTTTGTGTTGATTCCGTTGAATCCAGTTAACATGCTATTGTTGGCCGCGTAGAATCCGTCACAAAGACCATTGGTAATTCCGTCTAGTTTTCCGACAATTGCTTGGTTATCAAAGCCGCGCTGAATTGCACTATCTGTGTAGGCTGCTGCGGTAGAACCCATTCCGCCACCGTTGTTGCCCCAGCCACCGAAGCCATTACCCCAGCCGAAAATGGCGAAGATCAAAACGATCCAAATAAGCCCCCAGCCGTCGTTGCCCCAGCCGCCGTTGTTATTGCCGTTACCATCAATGCTAGCCACTAATGGTACACTACAGTTTCCTGAGTTAAACATACTATTTACCTCCGTAATAATTTTTTATATACATAATCTTGCAAGAATTAGTATCATTTTTAATATTTTTGTGTTATAATATCTTTGTGCAGATAGGGAATCGCGACCCGAAAATCACAATGCCTAGTGACTTCTGCACGTTTATTGGTAGGCGATTAAAAACACGAAAGGCAAGGTGTTGTTTTTATGCTCAAGTATCACATTTCCGATTATAAAGGGAAAAAATATGGCCATCTTACTGTAATTTCACAATCAAAAAATTCAGATATCCCAAATGGGTTTGATTTCAAGTGTGATTGTGGAAGAATTATCTCCTTTGCTCCTGACAGAGTTATTAAGGGCCATCAGAAATCTTGTGGGTCCTGTTCTTACTCAAGGAAGCCTAAGATCAGCATAGATAATTATATAGGTCAAAGATCTAATATGCTTACAGCAATAGGTCTTTCAGAAAGAAGGCCATCTGATAAAAGGCAGTATATTGAGTGCTTATGTGATTGTGGAAATAAAGTTAGGGTATTGCCTTACCTGTTTAAAAATCACAAAGTGAAAAGTTGCGGTTGTTTGCTAAAAAATAGTCCGGCATATATTGATGGAAGAACTAAAAATCCACTATATGGGCTATGGAAAAACATGATCGGACGTTGTGAAAGCCCAAACCATCCAAAGTATTACCAATATGGAAAACGAGGAATAACCGTGTGCGAAGAATGGCATGACTTTTGGAAATTTGTAGAATGGTCCGAATCTATTGGTGGACGTCCTGAGAACTACACACTTGATCGAATTGACAATAATGGTAACTATGAGCCAAATAATTGTCGTTGGGCAACTTCTGGAGAACAAGCTATAAACAAATCAAATAATTTGAATATAGAGTATAACGGAGAAACCAAAACTCTAAAAGAATGGTCTGATTTGCTCGGAATAAGTTGGGATGTTCTTCATAATCGCCTCCGAAAAGGTTGGACTGTTGAAAGAGCTTTTACAGAAAAAGTGTATAAGTAGTTTTTCTAATGGGTGATAAAATTTCACCCATTATTTTATTCCAAATTGACTTTTTATCTGGCGAACAGCATCATCAACATTTATCCCTTTTTCTTTACAAAGGTTGCGTGCTAATTGTTCTACACCCTTTGTATCGCCTTTGTTTGCCATATCCATAGCATTTTTTAAAATAGGATTGCTCATGGCTTGGCTGTTTCCGGCCATTTGCTGCAAAAATTGTTGTGGATTCCTCATGGCTTGAAATAGCTGAAATGGATTATTCATTCTCATTTGCCTCCTTCTTTAAGCCTCCGGACCTTTTAGGCACTATCTTAGGCATCAATTCATCAAACTTCTTTTCGAGGCTATCAAATCTTGCCATAAATGCCTCTGTAGCCTCGTCGGATAGCCCCATTTTCATTTTGGACATGTCGGCTGAACTATTCGCCACATCTGGTTGTGAAGCTGTGTACGGCTTATATACAATCGTTCTAATGGTTCCGTCTGCATTCCACGATTTTGTATAGATCTCTGACATGTCTTGCTTTGGGAATACGGCAACTGAACCGTCCATAGGTACATCGTTCGCAGTAATTTGTTCGACAGCTTGCACGACCTTTCCGTTCAAACCAGCCTGCTGCTGTGGCTGAATGCTTTGCTGCTGATTAAAAAGCGGTTGGTTTTGCTGCAGATCATAACGTGGCTGTTGATATTGATACGGGTAATAACTATTATATTGGCCATACATTGTCTGCTGGCTGTACGGTTGATACATCTGATTTGGTATCGGCATCGTCTAATATCACTCCTTCCTCGTCAAGGACCTCTCCAATAGCTTGAATCATTGCTGATTGATACTGCATTGGAATCATACATACATCTGGTCTTTCAAATATTTTAGTCAAAAATGATTCAGGAAACATCATTCACACCTTCCTTCCTCTTATTCTGACTGTATTGTGCCATAAAAATAAGATGTAAAAACGACAGAGATACGACATATTAACGACAAAAAGAGCTGCCAAATAAACTGACAACTCTTTTTAAAGAATATTTTACTGTAAATAAATGTCAAATATTGTTAAATAAAGTTAAATAATGTAAAGAAATGTAAAATACACTATTACAGCATCTGCAATTCCTCTCCTGTGTCCTTTGATGTAAGCTTGATAGAAACGTCATATCCTAATGCTTCAGATATCTGACGTATATCACTTTCTCTAAAATTATTTAACCTAAGTTTTTTGGACACGTTAGATTGAGAACACCCTAACAGTTTTGCAAGCTGAACTCCGTCCATCTCTTTCTTAAACATTATTGTTTTTACAATGTTCGAAAATGTGTTTTTGCTTTCCATTTACTCACCTTCCTCCTTCGGTTTAAGATCTGCCTTGTAAGAGCTTAAATGTTCTTCTATAGTTTCAAGACTATTGGATTCCTCTGGAATCAATCGGTTGAGATAATATAAAAAAGAATTATAAGCCTTTGCTGCGCAATAATACTTTTCCTTGCCATTCACCGTAACTATTCGACCTCTAAATGATGTCGGGGATGCATTATCAATTAAAGATTTAGAAAAGTCCAGTGCAGACTGCTTGACCATTCTTAGAAAATATTCAAATGCGGTGGCGCTTGATGAAAGAAATCTGGACCAAATCAAATCTAGGTTACTAGAAAACTCATATTTTTTAAGTTCAGTCGGATTCTGCTTGCCACTAGCCATCTGAATGTTGTAGGATAATACACCAATTTCATTTGTGATATAACGGCACAGTTCAATGCCAACAGATATGTAATCTGCAAAGTTAGGATCAAGATTTGCTGTAAATCTTTTTGAACATTCATCAACAAACCTCATTAACTTGGAATCATACACCATTCCACAGGTCTGAAAGCCTGCATTGCCAATTCCAATTAAGCGCAACCATGTAGCAGTATCTTGATTGTTGCAAAGTATCTTGTCGAGTAGTTGCCACAATGGAACATCGTTAAATAAGCGAAGTGGTTTAGCGCTGTTACTATTTAAAATGTAAAGTGCCATGGTTTCAGCTGTAACACGTTCTTTATCAAAAAATTCCCCGCCCAATGCATTAAATCCGGTTATAACCCCATTTTCACGCTTGAGAAATATCCTGCGCGATTGGTGCGTGAATAATTCCGCTGGGTTAGAAGGTGGATCAATCTTTTTGCGCTCATCGGATCGTGGCAAGCATTCCCATATTGGGCAAGGCTTAGGCCACAATTCTCCATTACCATTCTGTAAAGGAACTAGGTTCATCATAAGTGTTTCAAAAAGATTTCGACCGATTGCGTAAACAATAGTATTTTGCCCCAACCATCCAATACTGATTGAAGGCAAGCCTGCTTTACTCGGCTTTACAGAAACATCATCATACCCGTTGATAAAAAGGAGCCATCTAGCCGCTTCTGCATATGTTAGTTGCATTTTTGCTTCTCCACTTCTTGTCGCAAAAATTCGTACCTTGTTGTTGCTTTCAGAAATTTCTCCGTTTAACTTTGCAGCACCAAAAGCAGTTCCTTTTTTAGCTTCGTTTGCCTGATAGAATGGAGCATCAGGCTGAAAAAGCCAGAAACGTTCTCTGTATTCCTCTAAATATTTTAAAAACGCTTCTGGGAAATGACCGAGATTCCAATAGCTTTTCCAACGGCTGATTGCTTCATCCCTGTTCAAAAGCGGAATCTCATCACCGTTTGAGTCGAATCTTGCAAATCCAGAATGAGCAATTGCAAGAAGCAGCCGTATCATTGCGACATTTTGAGTATCTGTTTCACCTGCCAAATCCATGTATTCATGACTGTGGGTGAAAACTTCTTTAAGTGAAACTTCTTTAATAGTATAATCTGGAAGCAATACACGCACCCAATTTTCATCAAGCAAATTAAATTTTTTCTTCATATATATCCTTCTTTCTACAGTTCTTTACTTTATTTAACAGTTCTTTACATTCAAATAATGTCAAATAAGGTTAAATACTGCTATTTACTAATATATATATTTCTTGCAATGCATAATCTATATTCATACGGCTCAAATATCCAATTTTTGCATTCCAATCTTGGGCCTTTGCAATCATGGCGTAATACAGCTTGTGGCTCAAGTGGGCAGTTACAAAGAATACAAAGTCAGATTTTTTTAATGCAGCGTTGCGCACAGTGCTGACATCTCCTGCACTGATATATTGCCAATTCGGAAGATAAGTTTTAAGCTTCTTTATCAAGCTTGGATGCCCTCCAACAATTGTGCCACTAATGTTTTTTAATTGCTGAATTTGCTCCTTAGATAGCTCATTTGTATTTTCGGTTTCTGAATCGTTTTCCAGTGAAAATATATGCTCTCGCAAAGCATAAAGCTCCCTACGTTCACTCTCTACCTTTTGCAGTTCGGATTTTAGCGCATCATTCTTCTGCTTGAGTAGATTTATCTCATCAGATAAGCGCTGAACCTGCTCAGTACAAGCTTTTTGTTCAGACATCCTACGTTCCTGAGATTCAGATAATGCAGATTTTGCTTGAAGCAATTCATTTTTTATGCTCTCTACTTCAATATACACGTCTTCACGATTGTGTTGGAAGTAGTATTCTTTAGACTGCTTGTATGCCTTACACATACCTAATATATAGCTCGTATATTTTGCATAAGTCAGGAAATCCTCACGTATTCCTCCTCTTTTTCCATGCATATAAGCAATTGCTATTGCTTCCAGATCTTCATGTGTGAACTGTAATTCAGAAAAAATAGAAACGCCTGAAAGTGACTCAATATCAAACACTGTAGTGTATCCAAATTCCTCATCTTTTGGCGCTAACTGAATCTGCTTAAATAAATCTTTTGGAAGTTGACTAATGTATGATTTTGCTCTTTCCTGAAAAGCACAGTCATATTTCTTTAAGCCTTTTTGTATTCTACGTTCTGGATTATATCCGTAGTTTGCAATAAAGCAAAGTAATTTATCGCATTCTTTACGTTCTTGTACCAACTCTTGCGGCCACATATTTAAAAAGTAATAGCCTGCAAATAAATGACCATTGAAATTATCGTCTGAAACATGATCTGACTTTGCAAGCTTTGCATAAATGGCTTCTCTGATTACACTATTAAAATGAATCGGTTCATCTTTTGGAAGTCTTTTAAAAATGTTGTATAGCTTTCTGTATCCCTTTTTGAAAAGAATATCCAAAGAGGTCTGTGCTTGTTCATCTTCTGTGTAGCTATATTCGACGATTCCGAGTGCTTTTTTATAAGCTTCTTCTGTTTGTAGAGACAGTTCTTCCGAAAATAAAGTGTTGTAATATTCGCTCTGCTTCGCAGCGTTATAATAAGCTACAGCATTCTTGCCATATTCGCTTTCTAAATCTAATCGTATATGGCGTGCAAACGCGATAGCGCAAGCGTAAAACGGTATCAAGTTTACTTGTTCCATAAAATACCTCCTCCTACTTTAATTTTAGTAAAGAGTTATCTTGTGATAAAATTACCAAAATTTTATTTTTTGATTACGTAAATAGGATCTATTTTTTGATTTATTATAAATCTCATAATGCGTTAAATACATTGCAAAATCATCGCTCCATGCCTTTTCTAATTTGACCTTATATTCCACAATATGTCCAGATTTATATATTCGTATTGCATGATATCTGCCGCATATGTCGCTGCTTTCTGTATGCCATATAAATAAATCTACATACCCATTGTAATAATCTTTTTTAACTTGTTTATACATGTTACAGCATAATTCAGTTGTTGGCAAATTAAATTTGTCAATGTAATTAAATGCCATTGTAAACTCGCCACTCGCAAACACAGTTAATACTGATACAATATCAATTGTTTCCATATTATTAGTGGATAGTAAACGCCGTAACGATTCTGCAATATTACAATTCCGTTCATATATCACATCGTCAAGTTTTCCTTCTGCAATAGCATTTTTAACACTAACTATTCTTTCGTAAATCTCATTACTTACCATAATAAAATCCTCCTTTTAACAATTTTTAACAGTTCTTTAACTTATTAAACCTTTTTTAAATGTCAAATAATGTAAAGAATTATAGATCATGTGTCCGCATGTATTCCTCGATGGCAAAGCAAGCAAATCCTGCTAGGGTGCGGCCTGACTTACGAGCAGCTTCTGAAAAGGCTGCCTTTTGTGATTCAGTGCATGATACACTGAACTGAATCTTACGCTCAGCTGCAGGGACTTCTCTGCGCCCTACATACCCACCATTTGGACCAATCTTCGGAGTTGGGTTATATCCAGGCGTATACACTCTGTTTGGATCAACTGGAGCGGAGACAAATACTGATTTTTTTTCCACCGGCTGGATGCTTGGAATTTCAGTTTCGCCAGTATCTGCAAAATCAATGCCGGCTGTCACATCAAAAGAAGTGGTGGTGGTGTTATCTTTCTTTCTCATATCAAATTACTCCTTAATTAGTTCTTCTGCGAACTGCACATAGTCAATGGCAGCGTTACACTTCGGTTCAAAATTCATGAGGGTTGTTCTAGTTGCCTGTGCCTTTTGTACGGCAATGCTTTCACGGATAGTTGTGCAGAAAACCTTTGTGTTGAGCTGCTTGGCAATCTCTTCCAAAGAAGCTTTAACTTCCTGGGCGAGGAGCTGACGGCTCTTGTATTTTACTAGCAAGAGTCCTGCAACCTCTAGGTTAGGATTATTTCTTTTCTTTACACTTGTGATCGTTCTATTCAACTCTGACAGACCTTGAATAGCATAACGGTCTGCAGTGACAGGAATGATGACCTTGTCAGAAGCAATCAAACAGTTTTTGAGCAGCTTATTATCTGCCGGAGCTGTATCAATAATAACATAGTCATAACTGGTTAATTCAGAAAGAGCATCCTTCAATCTAAAATATTCGTTCCCATCGCTTGGGAATCTTTGATCTGCTGTTTTCAGTTCTGGATCGGATGCAACTATATCACCGATTTCTGTTCTTTGAATGGCTTCCGCAATTGGAAGCGGATCTTCAATATCTAAAATAACATCGTAGAGAGTTGCTGTATCTTTGGACACTGCTCTATAAGTGTCCGTACTGTTGCCCTGTGGATCAGCGTCAACAAGCAAGACCTTCTTACCTTGTGACATTAAAATTGAAGCAAGTGTAGTGGCTGTTGTGGTCTTTGCAATGCCACCTTTTTGGTTTGCAATACATATTACTTTCATAGTGAAACCTCCTTTGTGATTACATTATTCTACATTGTTTTACAATTCTTAACCTAATTTGACATTTCTTTACAGTAAAATAATGTTTTTTCTTTCTCGGTTATAGGATACATCGTTAGAACTAAAAAGTCAATAGTTAGAACTAAAAAGTTATAAAAAATATCTTTAAGGTTATACGCGTGACATTTCTTTACAGTAAAATAATGTTAAAAAATGTTGTAAAAATCCCCTAGCATCATAAATACCAGGGGACTATTTATAGTTGGTTGATTTTTGATTTTATATCGGCAATCCTGCGATCAACCGTCCTAGTCGACACAGATAACCGGGTTGCTATTTCGCTGATAGATTTGCCTTTAGATAACATATCAAATGTTATCTCTTCGTCCTCCGTGAAATTACTTCTAAGTTTGTAATCATCAAGCTTAGACTGGGTAAGTTTGTGTAATTTCACGGATCACATCATGACTCCTTGATTGTTAGCTCTTTAGAATCAGTTCTTTTGAGAATAATAAGCTGCCTATCCATATCCGGTATCTTCCAATTATCAACAGATTCAGAGTCATCTACGATGATAGGAAGGGTAGTAGCGTATTTCTTCTGAAAAGCCTTGCAAACATCTGTCTCGATTAAGATTTTTGCACCGTGATTAAGGTTTCTAGCGTATGGTTCACCGTTTACGCAGAAATCACATGTTTCTTCCAGATCACCATTCACAAGCTGTCTGAAAAATTTCACTTGGCAGTACTCTAAATACTCGTTTACCTTGCTTTCTAAAAGCTCGTGCTTGCGAATGTTGAAGCGTTTGAGCAAGTCAAGCTGTGCCTGCGTATCTGCAATTAGCTGCTCATTCTTTCGGCGCTCGATGTTAAGCTCTGCAACTCTTGCATCAATCTTGGCATTTATTTCAGTTTTTGCAAGCTCTGCTTTTAGACTAGATAACTGATGCTGAAGGTTATTTTCTTCTGCCTTGAGCTGTGCAAACGTTGCATTTGCAGTATTTGCTTCTAACTGGCTTTCAAGCTTTGCGATTTCTGCAGATCTGGCTTTTGCTGCCTCGTCTGGTTCTGCTGGTGTTAAAGTGGATATAATTTTTTTCTGAGCAACTAAATCATCGACAGCTCTTGACTTTTTATTGGATTCTTCACGAAGGGCAGAAAGCTCTGCATCTGCAGCATTGAACTTTTCACGTAAAGCATCAATAGCTTCTTTACATTTCATTCCATCGTCTGTGATTTCCTGCAACTTTTCTTCCTTTGATTCTTCAAAATGCTTTCGCATTTCATCCTGCTGATCAGATGGATACTCACGCTTACAATACGGGCAAATCAGCGAATTTTCATCAAACTGCATATCTTTATTGCTTTTCCAGTCACTTGAAAGCTTCAAACGCTTAGTTTCAAGATCTCGAATCTCGGAGTCAATCTGGTGCAATTCATGCTCTTTGGCATTTAAACTACTGTTGGATAGGAAAAGTTCTTCCTTTGCTGCCACAATCTGAGCATCTAAATCGGCAATTCTTTTCCTGTTTTCGGCATTAGCGTCATCAGCGGCCTTTAATTGCTCCTGCTTCAACTTATAAATTTGTGTCTGAATTGTACGCTGCTCATCAAATGCCTTCTGCACATCAGCTTGTTTACTCTGGTTATCTTTCAGCCTGCTTTCAATATCTGCAATCTGACTGTTTATCAAGGCTTCATCAATGACAATTTTCTGTTTTTCCAACTCATCAATGCGGCTTGGAAACTCTTTGCGAATGTCAAGTAGTCCTTTAGTGCCATTCCTTCCGCGTCTACCGTTCAACATGGTGTTGAATTTTGATTTTAATTCATCAACACTGCCATCATCCAGCAGTGGGAGAAGAGGGGAGAACTCCGGAAAACGTTCACAAACCTCTGCATTGGAGCACGTTCCAAAGGTGGATTCCAAGATTGATCTGCAGTCAGCAGCACTCTTTGACAAGAGCGTTTTAGCATTGATCAGGTTCGAGAGCTCGCTCACAGGAACCAATTTTTCTGCAATAAAATCTTCATAGTCACACTTCTTTTTAGGAATATTATTGATATAATAGTCAATAACATTACCTATGAAGTCGCCCTTTTTATTGTAGTTCTGACGAGAAACCTTCTTAAACGTCTTGCTGGAACCGTTAAGTTCTACGGCCATCTCGACTGTAACCTCAATATCGTTAATCTCGTTACCTGATTTATCGTGTGGCCTGATTCCAGTAATTTCTTCGCCGTTCTCGCCCCTGCAATTCAGTACCCAAAAAATAGCTCTCTTAACTGTGCTTTTTCCAGATTCATTACATCCAGATACCTCTGTCTTATTGTATAGATCTGTGTCTACAGCTTTTCCATTGTAAAAGCTGCAAAAATTATCTAACTTCAAATGCTTAATTCTCATCGTTTTCCCTCTTTCTTTCGTCATCGGTTTCATTTGCGCTTGATGCAGCACACAAAGCAACTGCAAGCACACCAGTAATTCCGCCAAATAATAGCCCTGCTATTAAACCAATTAAAAAATCCATACTATTCATCCTTTCCACTTACAGAATCTATCTCAAACGAGAATCCGGTTCTATCTTCGAGTTCTTTCATAAAACGTTCAATGTCTCCGTCGTATTCCTTTGAGAATTTGTCAACATAGTCCATTGTTTTCTGTATTCGTTTGGCGATTGCCTCAGCCTTCCAATTAGGACAAGTATCTGCCAAAGCAAGTCCAAATGATGTTAATATGATGCTGTATATGTTGTCCACAGCGTCTTTATTTGCTTTTTGGTAGTATTTGTCATAAAGCTTGCGATCAACGTCTCGTGCAATATTTTCTTTTAACAAAGCAATTCTTATGCTTTCTTCTGCGCCTGTGATTCGCTGTTCTACGGCTTTGTTTCCTTTTTTTGCTTCTCTTTCAGCCCGTCTCCTTTGTGCTCGTGTCATAAAGCCTCCTTCTAGGTAGTAGACTATTTTAATGTATTAAAGCTCATTATAATTTAAAATAGTCTATAAAACTGTGCTTTGCTTATATATTTAGTTCCGGCAAATACTCTGGTTGCTCGGATGCAATTGAAACCTTTCCCTGCAACTTCTGACATTCTTTTTGCTTCGCAATCTCTGCGGAGTATGATCTTAAAAAATTGCTGTGAATAACTGTCTCAAACTGAGTTGCTTGTCCCTTCGCCCATTCTTCCAGATTCCTTGCGTTTCCAACTGTTGACTGGATAATTGGTGGAAGCTTGGCAAACTCGTCATCAGCATGATATGTGCTGTTTCTGACAGCTATCCGAACTAAAGACCACGCTTCCAACGGCGTAGGCGTGTCTGCTTGACTCAAGGTGACTAACTTTTCGTTAATTTGACCGATTGACGGTGGAAAGCCTGTGTTTTCCGAAAGTATGTATGCTTTGAGTGCTGCACTAACCTGTTCGTAAGTATAGCCAGATAGCATATTTGCCCATGTAGTGGCAGTAAGCTCTATATCTGCAATTTTGTAGTTTGGATATGATACAGTCATTACTGCCATTAACTTCTTAGCCTCGTTTTTAGTCATCCGTAATACTTCCCAAAATTGCATCGAGTTGTGAACGCTGTGGATTTTGTTTGCCCTTAAAGCTATAGCTAGCATCATGCAGTGGGAAAAGTCCTACCCAGCAGTTATCAACAGACTGGTTTAAAATCTTGATCATAAGCTCGATGTCTCCACCAGATAGATTCTCCAACTTGACTATTGCTCTCTTCAAGGCATTTGCGGTTAGGGGCTTTTTAATCTTTACTCTCATAGAAACAAAATCGTTAAATGCCTCATTCAGACATTCGTCATCGAAGTATTTTTTTGAAGATACATTCTTGTTTTTTGCATTCATTAGCTCGTTTAAATCATCATACAAAGAGATGATTAGCGTAACTGCATCACCCTCGCCATTAGACGTTAGCAAACTCACAACGTTTTTTACTCTAGGCTCATAGCCTTTGCTTTTGATTTGAGTTATCAGCTCTTTTCTTGTCATTTTTACCACCTTCCTTTCTTTCTTCTGCCGTTTATTCATGGTTCTCCTCTGGCAAATCGCCCAAGCTGTTGACTTCCTGCCCTTTTATGCAAAACATTTCCTCACCTCCTGCATCTAACCGTCAAATCGCGTTAGAAAGTCTATGTGCGCCCACAATTCTAAGCAGTTTGACAGCTTTTTCAAAATCTGGGGCATATCCATAATCTCTGAGAAGGACTGCACAATCTGTAAACTGATTATTGAACATCATGCATGTTTCATGATATGCACTCTTCTTTACTTCACTCTCTGGGTCGTTCATGTATTCTCCAAACAGGTGTACACCCTTTGCTGCAAGCTCATCAAGCTTATCAAGCTCGGTTTTCAGCCTGTTTTCTGTCTCTTTGCTCATTTCCCCTCCATACACTAGAATTATTTAAAATGGTTCTTGTTTTTTATCGTTTACAATCTCTCGTTTTAGAGTCTCAATATACTTCAACTGGTTTTTATTGTGCTCATTGACAGCCTCATAGTTGCTTTCTAAGACTCTGATAAGGTGAATTAGTTCTTCTTTTCTCATACCTTTTAGAGTACTGTCTGACAGCGGCTTATGAGTGACTGTAAAGCCACCACATTCTAAAATATTCACCATATTTTTTTATATCCTCCTCCCTGTCACGCCGTTAGGTCAGCAATTTTTTTAAAGTCCCAGTGTTTTCTTTAACTGGTCACGGTAATTTACAATCATGCTTTTTGCTGTGTAGGTGTCTATGTTGATTAAGTCAGCAATTAGTTTCGCAACTTCGCTATACTGCTTGTATTCCTCGTTGTAAGCTTCGCCCCATGCCTTATCTAAATCTGTGTTTTCAACATCTGCCTCAACTGCTTTCTCGGCTTCTAGTGTCTTGGCTTCAAGCTCTTCAAGCTTCTTGAGCTTTTCTCGAATTTCCTGCACCTCTGTAACTTCTTCCAGCTGTTTAATTGTGAATGCTTTTTGCATGATTAAAGCCTCACTTTTTCTCTCTTTTCGCAACATCAAAAGGTTGCGATTTTGTTCTTACCATCCAGATAGCATCAAACATCAAATCAAGGATTTCTTCAACACGTTCTTTGCTGCACTTTGATTCGCTTGATAGTGTTGTAAACCCCAACTGGTTCACTAGGTACACGTTGCGCACACCAGATTTCACTTGTCTTTTTACAAGCTTCTTTTCATGGTCTGGAACTTTCTTCATCTTGTATGCTGTATGATCAGTTTTCCCTTCAAGCAGCCTAACGAGATCGGTTGCAAAAAACCAAGGCTCTCCATTGATTGTCTCCAATCTGAGCGAATCGGTACCACACGAGTAGGTGATATAATTGTTGTACTTCATTTCGTTTCCTTTCTATTCTGTGCTTAGTTGATAGTTACTAGGTCTGCGCAAACCCAATTTCCCTCTGCAGGGGGGGTCGAACCTGCAAGCCGTTAGGCTACCGTGAGGGATAGTGTTTTATCTTACTTTACAACTTGAAGTTGCAATCAATCTTAGGACTTCAATGAGGTGCTTCTGTGTATCAAAATAAGTCGAATAAATTGTAATGTCGCAGTGGTGAAGCCCGTCCCTATAAAAGTAAAAAGCTGTCATTTTTTCATCACAAATAATTGCAACCTTGATTGTTAAATCTCTGAATTTCGAATGAATTTCATAAGCGTCATAAGGGGGAAGACCTTTTTCTATTACTGTAGTTATTCCTGCCTTTGAAAAAGATTTTTGAATCTTCCTAATAAATTTTTCAAGGTTTTTAATCTTCATATCACCTTTTCCTTTTCTTATTCATTATTTTGAGTCTCAAATGCATGTATCGTGGATCATAATTCGTTTGCTATCAATTGCGTGTGCAGTGTTTCCACTGCACACCTTTTCAGCCACGGTGTTTAAATTTTCCGATACGCCACCACAGATCACTGCGCATCAACCCGGTTTACTGGGCATTCGTTATTCCTTTCTTCTTGTACTTGTGATTAGGGTATCGTTTGTGCCTGTCGGCTTAACAAATACTGCGCCATCCGCAACAACAACTTCACTTTTACACCAAGGGCATATTATACATCTGTTGTAATAAGTATTGTGTTTGTCTGAGAGATAATCTAGTTTACTAAAAAACACATCATCTTCCTCATAGCTCAAATTTCTATCGCATTCAGGGCAAGTTATTACGTTTTCTACTTCAATAATTTTGACCATCTGTCTCCTTCCTCAAGCATTTTTTCCGGCGGTAAACCTTTGATTCTATTATTCTTTCAACAAAATCTCTGTCGCCAAAAATCATAATGATTTGAGTTAACATTATAATAACATCAGCAGTTCTCTCAAGAATATCTGTTCTCGCTTTTACCAGGTCTGCGGCAGACGTTGGATTTACATTTTCACCCTCCAACTGGCGATGTTTAAGCAGTGCTTTTGTCAGCTCGCTCAGTTCTTTAATTGTCTGGTCGATTTGTTTATCTGCTCCGTAAGTATCAATGCATTCCTGTAGTACTTCTGGATATGCAGTTGTTGGCAATCCTGTTGTTTCGTATATTTTTAAGCGTTCTCGGTTTTCTGCCATTCCAATAAGTGCCATGTAAAAAGTGGCAATAAAACTATCAATATCTTCCTCTAGCTTAAATTGCGAATCGTCATACATTTTGTCACTAAATGCTTCATCATTCATCGTTGATGCCTCAGAATCGCCGTATGCTTTGTTAAGATTCCGTGCAAGCTCCATAAGTGGAATTTCGCGTTCAAAATCCCTGTACCATACTTCACCATCTTTTATAAATACACAATTGTGTATCAATGCTAAGCTGCCTGACGGATTATCAAAAATTGTTTTAACCATATTTTTACACCTCTCTAGCCTTAATTAGTTTTCCTGCCCTGTCGTAATCATATCCCGAATTTTCTTCTTTTTTATTCATGTAGTCGCAGAACTCCTGACATTCTTCTTTGGTTGTAAAAAATATATGAATCGAGTTTTTTTCTTCTAATTCTTTGAAATCTTTGTTGTGATTTACTATTGTATCTGCACTATAAGTTTCTGCTTCAAAACACTCACCGTCTCTGGCACTTGTGTACCATGCTGTAAGCTTTCTACAATCATCTTCAAGTGCATATAGTAGCCTTTCACTCGTATGATATACTTTCTTGAATCTTCCACATTTGCAAACATCATCTACCACGTTTCCAGATGGTAATGTCACCTTGATTTTTCTATACTCATTGCATATGTCACATTTCTTTTTGAACTGGTATTTCCAATCTGCTGACCATAGAGTAACCTTAACGCACTCCATTAACTCTTTTAAGCTAGCTTGTTTTGCTTTGGCTTCGGCATTTCGCATTACACTTTCGCATTCTGCTTTCTTTCTTTCATAGTCTTTCTTTACTGATTCAAAATTCTCCTTGATGCCCTGCAATTTTTTGTTTTCCTCGCGCAGCTTTTCAAGTTCGTCCTTAACTTCCTTTTTTACAGATTCTCGAAGCTCGTTTTTAAGTTCTTCGATTTTCTCGTCAAACTCGCTCGGCTCGAAATAGTCTTCATCATCCATGTAATACATATTATTTGACCTCCTTTACAAGCTCTAATACTGCACAAATTACTGCTTCTTTTATGATACTGTGAATGGACTTTCTATTTTCACCTACCAGAATCAACTCATGCTTGATTGTATCATCATAATAACAACCGTCTCTGCATGTCCATTTCCCATTATGCAGTTCCACATCATATCCTTTGCTCTTCGATGCCTCCCCTCTTGCAGACCATCCAGCTCCCGTTTTTACAAAATAGCATGGATAACTTACAAAAGGGTTTTTATATACTTTCATTCTCTACCTCCACTCTTGGAAAAACATATTCTTTGCTATCCGCAAAAATAATATTTTCTGGCTGCTCCTTGTGTACCTCTCCGTTCTCGTACTCTACAATTAATTCCGTGTTCACGTCTATTTCTCCTTCCAGTAGAGTCTCTGTCCACACTGATCACAATATTTTGTTGCGTTTGGGATGCACGCAATGAGATAACTGCAAGATTTGCATTTGTAAACTCCATTTGCTGTGATCTTGATTGGCTTCATTGGAATTTGTTTTTTGATTGCTTTAATCGCAATTTCACATGTAGCCTCATGCTTAAAATACTCAATCGCTTGCGCTTTTAATCCATCTTTCCAACACTGCTTTCCCAACTCGTTTTCTGCCTCTCCGATATCCTTCAAAATGTCAAATGTCTCATCGGAATCCAACTCAAATTTAAATTTAATTTGTTCAGCCATTTTCTCATTCCTCCTTATACACTAAAACAGATCACCGGTGTATGTTTTTTAATTACCTTGATAGCCGTTTTAAGTGCACATTCATTTCTAAAATGTTCCATTGCCTCGTCCTGTAGCCCACAATTTTGAAATTTGATTGCAATTTCCCCTTCTACTTTGCTGAGCCCCTTCAATGCGCAAATCGCCTCATCTAAATCCACGGTAATTCTTATTTGCTCACTCATTTTCTTTCTATTATTTGACCTCCTCCCAGTCAATCTTCTGTCCACAATCTGAACAATATGATGATTTCTTTGCAATACTTATGCCACTCCATACTGTGTTTCCACAGCACGGGCATTCCCACACCTCGCACTCGCTTTCTCTCAATGTGTGCGGTTGATCACCTCTGTTTTCATGGACAATAGACTTATGAACCACTTTAACTGGTGACTGAGGAAGCTGCTTCTTTAAGCATTCTACTGCTGTTTCGTAAGCAGTTTTTTCCCTTCCAACTCTCAAACTTGTCTGCATATCACAGTTACAAACTCGGTGCTTCATGCATTCCGATTCGTGGTTAAAATAATCAATAGACTCCTTGACGTGTTCGTTGTACTTATTCATCTTTTAAATATTTTCTCCTTTCTTCTTGATCTGGAATGTCAGCAAAACGATATGTAGAAAAAGTATTTGCATCCATTGCTGTCCAACTACTTCTACCCAAACTAAAAACAGTTACAAGATTGCCTTGTGCTGCGGCAAAGTGAGCTTTGATCCAGTGACCATTCATAGAATCTCTTACTAAAATTTTAGTATCTACAGGAACCTTATTCCAATCAATCTTTCCTGGCTCACAAGGACTTTCAGCCCAATGCGTAAAGGCTTCGTCACAAGAATATTTTGTATGAGCGAATTTACAATGCCTGCACTCTTTGTGGCACTCAACTATTTGCTCATTTATCAGAGCCGGATGTATTCCTGTTTTGAATAGAATTTCCATTATTTCTTCTGAATACTTTTCTCTATTTGTCATGCTATCTCCTTATGCGAATTTGAGCTGTTTTGCAATTGCTTCTATTACATTCACAGTGACACCATTTCCTGCTTGCTTATATAACTGACTGTCAGAATTGACAAATGCTGCCTTTTCGAAATATTCATCTGTCCATCCTTGCAGCCTAAAACATTCTTTTGGTGTCAGTTTTCTAATTGCTATGTAGCACTGATATTTTTTGTACCAGACAGCATATATGGTTAATTCATCAGAAATTTTTACAAACATGCCTGGTCTGGTATCAGAAAAAGATTTGAAACACATTCCCTGCTTACTGCGTAGTTTTGGAACTTTACTACGTGGTGCGATTATTTTTAGTTTCATTTGCATGGCCATTAACTTTAAGGTCTTTATAACAGCATTGCCACGTTGATTTTTGCCAAAAAATTTTCTTGAGTCATTAGCGTTAAGACAGTGTGCAATGTTGATTTGGTTCTCTATAACATTGCGTGTCATGCTTACCGGAATGTTTTGAAGCTTTAGGGCAACGCCACTATCGTGCGTAGATGCTTTTAAGCACCTAAAGCAGCCTTCATATACTCCGCGATAGAACTCTGGTGAAACTCCAGTATAAACTCCACCAATAGGGCTTATACTCGTGGCAATTCCATGCCTATCTTGTGAAGTTAAAGTAAACATTGGTTCGCCATTCTCTTTGAAGCGTCTTCCGTTCTGGCGCTTTTCTGCGCGATCTGGAGTGAGAACTGGAATTACAACACCACTTGTCTCGGCTTTGTGGTTTGAAACACCTTTATTGTATCTGGCTTGCAAACATCTTGCTTTTTCTGTTAATTCTACCCCCTGATAACTCAAATCTACAAAGCACGGCAAAGCAACATGGTGTCCTCTTCCGCCTTCCTGTCCTGTATCTAATGCCTCGGTAATTCCTTTTTGATCAAACACTTGTGTGTTTCTTCTGAATCCGTCTCGATGGCCAATTATTGAAATACTATTTTCTCTGTCTGTTCCCTTGATAGGAAATATTTCTGTGGCACTTCGTTCTCTAAGATGTCCGATAATGAAGCACCTTTCTCTGTTTTGTGGAACTCCGAAGTCCTTAGAGTTGAGCACTTGCCATTCTGCATCATACCCCCCTGCTCCATTTCAATGAGCAATCTGGCGAAATCCCATCCTCCATTAACGCTAAGCAAATTCTTAACGTTCTCAATGAAAAGGTAAGTGGGTCTATTTTCTTCTTCGAGTTGTCCGATAAGGTACATAACTCTGAAAAACAAGCTTGAACGGTTTCCTTGAAATCCAAGCTGTTTTCCTGCAACGGAGATGTCTTGACAATTGTGGACAATTGCTCCGTTTGCAATATAAGATTCATCTTCTTCAACGCTAAGGTTATATACTGTTTCGTATTGATCAGATTCTGTTGGCTGATACAATTTTCTGCAAACATATCTTCCACGATAATATCCTTTAACCGATTTGTTAGAGATTCTAAAAGCGTAGGTGTCTCTTTGTTTACATTCCCTTCCTTCAATAGTGCACTTTGAATCTCTTTTAGTATAATAGACAGCTGGCACAGGTTTTCCCAATCGCTGTGCAATAATGCACATACCAAGAATGACTGCTGCACTGGTTGATGTTGCTTCTTCTTTGTCGTTTCTGCCATCTCCTGACATGTATCCGTTATAAAAGTATTCGGCCTTTTCTCGTGGCAAACACAGTGCTTCTCTTGGTATTCGTTTTCCATATGCATATTCCCCGAATATACCAAGGTATTCGTATAGTTGGTTATTGCACACATGATACTTCCCACAAGTCCTTTCTTCAGTGTAAGTTCCATGTAAGTTTGCTTCTGACAGTCGGTGTTCAAATTCTTCTCGTTTTTTATCACTGACCGCAAACACAATCCTTCCCTCTCGTGGTCTATCTTGTCTGCGAACTCTCCACCCATCAGCAATATAGCGTCCGATAATCCACCAGATCTCTTTGCTGTATTTGTTTGGTTCTTCATCAGGCAACACCATTGTGGAGTAATAGCTATCATTGAGTTCCTTGACTGGTTTGAACTCAATTGGTTCGGATACGCGAGTGACATAATACGGGTGTTCTGCTGTTGTGCCGGTTGGTAAGATGCCAAATCCGTTGATATCCCAGATTCTTGCGTTGTCTCTCTGCATAACTGAGGTAACTGTTTTCCATCTTCCTTTGTGAGTAAGCACTCTATCTCCGACAGATACGTTTTCAATTGGTATATATCCTTTTTCTGTAAGAATATAAGTTCCTCGAACGAAGCAAGGGAATCCGAAGCACCAGCAGTCCGCTTTTGGAATGTCTCCGGCATACACTCTTCTAATGTCATTTGCATACCATTCTCCATTTCTGTATTCCTCCTTCAATATTTCTTTTTGCCGTTGTTTCAGTGGCATTTTGTCCAGGAACTCTCTCTGCTCTTTGGTGAGTAAATGCATGGATGTGTAACTTGCAGTCGCAAACTTGTCGAACTCGCAGAATCCAACGCATTCATGTCCTGCCAATTCCATTCCTCTGCGGAATCCTCCAATTCCTGCAAAAAAATCAATAAATTTCATTTTTACCTCATAATGTTATAAAAGAATCAAAACCCACAAAAGTATCAGTGAGATAATCCACAATGCTCCAAATAATGTTCTAGTCCTTTTGGGGCCTATGTAGTAAGAAAGCATAGCTAAAAGCAGGGTAACACATAAAACACTCTTAATTATCTGCATAATATTCAACTCCTCTCATTCTTTACGTTTTACAAAGGATTTGCATTCTGTATTCAGCAAGCATCCGTAACCACGACCTATGGTATAGCTCGGTATCTCGTATCCATTCTCACAAACACGACAATATTCGCCACATTTATACTTGCTATTTACAGCTTTTTCTGCTTTAAGCTGATCCAGTTTATCTTCAAGATTTACCTTTGCATTTTTAAGTTCTGCGTTCTCCCTGATTAGGCTATCGTATTTATTTTGGCTCATTATTTTGAACATTCGTGCCACCTCACCCCATAATATTTAAAACTATGATTGCTATGTTGCACAGCAGTATAACGATAAGTGCTAAAATATTCACGATTTTAGCAGTTTTTCCATACTTTAACGGAGATTTGTATGCAGCTCTAGCCATTATGATTTGAACTGCAAGAAATACAAACTCAATGCATAAGATAATGTGCTTAATACTCATTTATTGCTCCCTTCTGATACCTTATTATCATTTTCTTGTGCATCCTTGAAGAATGACTCGATATCAAACCACTTATCATTGATTATATTTCCGATAATTTTTAACCTTCTATCTCTAGCTGCTGCGGCTCTTATATATCTTCCCTTTAAATCGCTCAGCTTTGTAACTCCGACTGTATCCATTATTCTGGCAATAGATTCCATTCCCGGACCATAGCCACTAAATTCTTTCGCCCCCAGATAGCCGTGTCCGAGACTATATCCGCCAAAAACGCATCCCCAACCTGCACCTTCAACAACGACATCAAACGATATGCAACCGTGATTTTCCATTGTCAGCTCCGCACCTTTGATTTGTGCGTTTCGGATATCGTAGCCTTCTTCAATAAGCTTTTTTTCTGTCCAGATCTTCATACATCCTCTCCTTCCAATTTTTGTCCGCACCAAGGGCAGTACGGATATATTTTTGCTGATGCCGTAAATATCTCTGCCCTCTGGCAGTTCGGGCATACCATTTTTTTATTTCCACAATCATCTACTTTTGACAATAGTTTCATTGGAATTTCTTTCTTATCTTCAATTCTGAAGCATTTCAGCTTTCTACTAACAATATTGTGATTAAATTCAACTGCCGATTCTTCGTATTTACATACTCCGTACAAAAACGGGATTCCAGCCCATTTTCCATATTTATCGCACGTTATTATTCCATATGCATTTTCCTTTGGACACCAGACTGGCTGACCGACCATTTGCCGCAGTTCATTTAACGTAAGCGCCTTCATTTACTCACCTCCTACATCACATGAATACTTATTTCAAGGAAGTTAGCTGCCGCAGCAACTAACCCCACAGCACTTCTTATAATTAAATCATGTTTTCATCCTAAGCCATTCAGCTTCTTGATTTTGTCGATACAATAATAATATCCAGCAACATAACCACGGCTGAAATCATCTTTACTTTCATCATGGTTGCAGCCCCCTTCTGGCAGCTTGATTGAATCTACCCAATTCATAGAATAAATCAGGCGTTTGACTTTGTTTCGCGCCTCCAGCATGTCTCTTAACTGTTCATTGATTTTCCTCAACCGTTGGAATTGTGTATCCCACTTTCACTTTTTCTGGATTGAATACACAAGCAGGGGCAACTCCATACGTGCTGTCCGCAATGTCGTAGTCCAGACTACCACCCGTGTACACATGGCGAACGTCGCGACTGCTCCCGGTGTCTGTGATATACCGAGGTGTGCAAGTCCACATCCACTCAGGCAGTAATGGAACATTCTTGCGGTACTTTCTGTATTCGTCACAACTCAGGATGAATACTTTGTCCTTGACTGTGCCGTAACGATCGTCACCGTTGTCAGCTACCAAGTCAACCTCATGAGGAATGAAATTATCCTCACCCAACACGGGAAGCAGTTCACTAAGCAACTTTCTACGCAAACTCGATTCTGCATAGTTGTTGCAACAGTCCTCATCAAAACAATACTCATCTCCATTCCAACTGGATGCCATGATTGCCAGAACTCCACCCTCTACATTATTGTCCAACACAATCCACTCAAATCTTTTAAAGTAAAAATGACTTCCATCTGGAATTGTTCTAATATCATCTTCTCTCATTTGCCATTTCCTTTCCTGGTTTAGAATCAAACACATTCCCCACTACTTCGCACTTATTTGACTAGTTTCCTCGTAGTTCCCGACACTGATAAGCTCCATAAACTTATCTCTCTGGCGCTCTGAAACCTTGTTACCCTGTTTTTCGGGCTTGACAGCGATTGTAAGGTGTTTCTCTGCGATAGATGATAATTCCTTAGCTAGCGATTTCTTACCTTGCTGTATGCCCTCTAAGTAGCTTCTAGGTTGCTTTCTGTCTCCTATAGTTCCGCTTGAACGGTTTTCACCTTGTCCACCCAGGCTAACATTCCGAAGCTGATAGCCATTTTCTGCATAAAATCTGATGTAATACTTTTCCTGTTCGTCAAGCTGATCAATAGGAACATTCATGTATTCAACCTTCCACCCGTAAGGATTGTCCACTGAATACAGTTTGTGCTTTCTAAGGCTCAGGTCTATGTGCTGTTTATAGCCAGCCATATGACTCGCCAATCTGCTAAGTATGTGCACGGCTTGCCCGATATACGCAAACCGGAAGCCGTTCTCATCCTTTCTGGTCAAAATGTAGATTCCGCTTTCATCGTTCAGCTGGGGATTGATTTTCAGCAGTCGCTTTTTATTCTCCTGCTCTATGGCTTTTGCCTTTGCAATGTTGCTGTATTTATTCATCAATAACCTCTATTTTCTTGATATGGCTCTTACGAAACCTCCAGTTATCGACTCTGTATTTCCCATCAAAATCGCGTTCAAGCTTTCCAACTGACTGTGTACCTTCAAAAAATGTCACCCTTACATTTTTTCCCATTAAGCTATTTAGTTTTGCATCGTCATGGCTATTTTTCATTGATCTTCTCCTATAAACTTAATCTTTCTGCCACAGCATGGACAGTACTTGATTTTGCTCAACAAATCAGTCCCGATAGATATAGCATCGCTACTGCAATTGGTTTTGATATGAAATACATCTTTCTCTTGTTCCCACTTGCAATATGTTCTTTTCTTTTTCCTTTCAAATCTTTCAATTTCTTTCTTAATTTCTCCAAAGTGAAATTCCCCACTCGCAATGTCTTCATAGCGTAAATTTTCGAAAAGAGTGTAAAAACTCCCATCCCATATAGGCTTATCTTTCAATTCTTTTTCTAAATCCTCTACGGTATCACCCTGTATAATGTAATCTACTTCTGTTAGGATATCATCAAAGAGGTTTTTTAGATATTTTCGAAAAGATTCCTCATCACGCGGAATGCGGTATACTGCAATTGTATACAGCGGATTTTCAAACTGTTTTTTCTCGTTATTCAACTCATATTCTGTAGGCATGTGAACTGCAACTGATCCTTCACTACGGGCAATTTCATATCCCCAACCAATTCGAAAACGAATGGTGCGAAATGCTTTGTTTGCCATTTCTTCCGAACTGTATTCTTCAACCACATTGCAAATGTGCACTTTATTTCCAATTAGATATAGACAATCGACTTCACTATAGCAATGAATTTCTCTTTTATCTTTTTCAAATACAAAAATCATTTTTCCTCTCTCCTCCTTTCACACTTTTTACATAGCCAAACCGACCATGTGAATAAAAATAGCTTATGCTAGCTTCCTGATCTGCTTTCCTATTATCAATATGGCTTTGGCAGCATTGCTCTGCTCGCTTTCTGGCGCCCTCTTCTCCAAATGCCTGTACATCCCAACCTTCTCCGCAAATATTGCAATGTATGTATTTTTTTTACTTTTACTTGATGTCCTTCACGGAAATGTTTTTCTATTTCTGCTTTATTTGTGGAGTTCAGCATACAAATCGGGCAATAATAGTAGGTCATGCTTTTAGTTCGTTCAAACTTCATTTTTATCTTCGTTTTTTCAGCTCCTTTTCAATTTGCTCTACCCAAAAATAGAACGATTCGCAGCTCAATTTTCCCAAAGCAGAAACTGATTTTTGCAGTCCATCTTTAATTCTTTCAAAGCAACTCCCCAAATCTGCAAATGCAGCTGTTTCTGAATCCATAAATTTTTCCAATGGTTCTTCAAGCGATACCAGTTGCATAGCCTGCTGATACTGCTTTGGATTCATGCCATAAAGTTTCTTAAACTGCTTCTTTCTCTGTCTTTTATTCATTTGGCTGCACCTTCCTTACTTTCTGAACCCAGGTCATATCCAGAACTTTCTCTATACGCATTGAGTACGGCACTAATGATAGCCTGTTCAATAATTTCCTCGCTCTTTGCAATCAGAACCATATCGTGCTTGATCGTATCATCGTAATAACGGCCTGCTCCACATGTCCATTTGCCATCTTGCTGTTCTACAATAAATCCAATACTTGCACTCGGCTCACTTTTGCATGGCTTGGGTCTACGCCCGAGTTTTACAAAAAAGCAATGGTGATCTATAAATAGATTTTTATATATTTCTATCATTTTCGCCTCCTGATTGTGATATGCAACTGTTCTTCTAGCCAATCAAGCCCCTCGTTTGTGAAGAAGTATGTGGTGCTTTCCTTTGTTATTCCACATCTTCTGCTTTCCATGTAACCTGCATCAACAAGCTTTTCAAGTTCCTCATCTTTGCCATTGAAGTAATTTCTGGTGGGCTTGAAATGCATCTTTCCATTGCGTTTATAAAGCGTTCTCCGTGTGGCATAATCAAGTCCGATTGTGTGGCGCACCTTCTGGCGAAGCGTGCAACAGGAATATGTGATTCCATTCTTTTCAACATTGAGATAATCATTCTGCGGTAAATTTATCATATTTCCCTTTCACCTCAATTTCTAACCAACGCGCTTTAAATTCTTCTTCTGCTATTTTAAAGTTGATATGACGCTTTTCACTAAAAATGGTAATAACTTTACCTCCTTCCTCACGTTTAAACTGCCATTTTTGCTGCGGCAAACAACTTATCCAACATTGATCGCCGCCAAATACATACTGGCGCCATACTTTAGGTCTGCACCATCCTTCTTTATCCATTGGATTCTTCCTCGAAGGCTTCTTCCATGGCTACTGTAAGCTCGTTTGCATCGTGGAGTGCCACTTCTGCTTCGCTGAATTTTCTTTTTTCCAACCTGCTGCTAGCCACCCTGATAAGGAAGTCACGAAGAACTACAGCTGCGTCAGTGCTATAAATATTTACCGAAATGCACTTCTTATCCTTTAATCCGTAGCTTGATACCATTGACATTTTTATACCTCCGCTAATCCACTAAAAATTTTTAATAAATCACTCTTGTTCACCCTTAGCCTCCTTCGGTTCAAATTTTGGAAACGGCATCCAGTAAGCAACATGCATTCTGCCTTTAAGTAGCATTGGTACTGTCGTCCACTCACCGTTAATGGTTTTACCTGTTCCAACTACAAAATTATCTTCATCAAGGTTATTGACTAGTACCACTAAAACGGTATTTGAATTTTTTTCCCAAAACGAATTGCTCCACTTGTCAGTCCCTTTGAACTTTGCGAATATACTGTCGTGTTCTTCTGGCATTGCTTCTTCGACTGAAATCCAATCATTTTTCTTGATTTCATCAGCAAGTGCCGATAAAGTCTGTTCGCAGCTAGAAGCAATCTTCAAGGCAAGTTTTTCACACTCACTTTTAGGTGCAAATATATTGCACTCATCTATGTACTTTTGACAAAGTGCAGCTTCTTCTTTAATTTCTTTCAAATATTTCTTCAATTGCTATTTCCGTCCTCCTGGTGAATGCTTTTCTCAATTTCTTCATCGGTTCGCACAGTAACAAGTGGAATCTCTTTTGAAATGTTCTCTACAAGTCTCTTGAATGCAGCCTTGGCATTTTCTTCGTTCTTATATTTGCCAATTGGGTAATCAGTCGACTCGTTTGAGCCTTTAACGTGTTTTAATAATATTTCTGTTCTTGAAAGTCCGTTAATGTAAATGTCAATTACATTGTCCCAGTTGTAAAAGGCGTTTCTATCCTGTCTTACAATAATCATCTCAAACCTCTCCCTTCTTTTTTAGTTAAACGGTAGTCCTTCGTCTTCCACATTATCCGGAATATTCATAAAACCTTCATATCCGCCTGCAGGTGCCGGTTCTGGAGCTGGCTGCGTATTCTTCTTGCTTTCCACGAACTCCTGCTCATCCACAACTACATCCGTTGTGTACACCTTCTGTCCATCCTTATTTGTGTAGCTACCTGTCTGGATGCGTCCAGTAACAGCAATCTTTGTTCCTTTGTGCAAAAATTTCTCGGCAAACTCTGCATTTTTTTTAAAGCTAATGCAGTTGATGAAGTCTGCATTCTGACCGTTATCCTGCTTACGGTTTCTGTCTACAGCCAGTGTATATCTGGCTACCGCCATTGTCTCCTGACCCTGTGTATAACGCACTTCTGGGTCTTTGGTTAATCTTCCGATTAAAATTACTTTGTTCATACTAAGCCTCTTTTCTTTAAAGTTTTATTCTTTTCTTTCTTCTGCCTAGTTCCCTCTGCCTTGTAAGAGTATACATAAGTTCTTCCTCTGGTCTTATTTCCTGCTTAATCTTCAATTTGAACATTGCTCGCATGGCTTTGAGAAAATCTTTTCTTTCTTTTTCTGTCATGTTATGTTCAAAAGCAAGCGTAGGCACAATTAACTTTTCATCCAGTAAGACTTGCCGATTTTTCTTCACTTTGAAATCCTTCTTTCTTTTAATACTGGAACACTCCTGCGTCCATCCTTTCATTGTATCTTTTCTCTGCATAGTATCTGAATGTGTAATATTCAAGACCACATTTCTTTGCGGCTTCGCTGCATCCAATGTCTCCTTGTTCCCATTCCAGATACACGTCTGTAAAGTTTGGCGGAAGAATCACTCCTCTCTGGATTCCCTTCCTCTGCTCTCCAATCTCTTTCAGACGGATATTTGCATACTTGCGGAATGTTGTATGTGATATCCCACATTGTCTAGCTGCTTTTTCATCTGAGAGTAAACCAAGTTTCCATTGTTCAAAACAATCATCAAACATTGGTGGCAAAGGCTTTGGAGGCACTTTATTACCAGTCTTGATGGTATGCCTATCACCTCTCTTCGCAAGTTCTTCTCTTGCATATCTTTCAAAAGTCGTGACACAAACACCTATCTTCTTTGCACCTTCTGGTCCGGTTAACTTTCCGTCCCTCCAGGCAATGTAAAGCTCCTCTGGAAGTGTAGTTTTTTTCGCGACAAAGTTTGATCTATGACCTGTTTGTTTTTTAGGTGCCTTTGCCTTAGCTGTATCTTGCCAGTGTAGCCAATTCTTATACATTGGGCGCTGGCTAAATTTTGAGCAGTGATATCCTAACTGGATATTGTGCGCACGGTTATCAGCTTCTTCCGCAGCTTCTTCTTTGCTTAGAAATACTGCCCTTCCAAGCGCTAATCTCTCCCAATGATGTATATTATTCGTATTGCTTCCGATGTCACGTTTTTCAGTTATCGCATCAAAATGTGTGCCTGTCACGGCTATAACAACCGATTCAACAACTTCAAGTCCGTAGTTGTCGAACCCTTCGAATCCCTTTTGTTTTAACTCATAGTTGGTTAATCGGTATTCATCTACGTGATAGACAGAAGTTCCGACCTCAATCTCGTTCATCTTGTGCCTCCTTTATCAGTTTTAGATCATATCCACCTTCTACAAACTCTTTAGTGAGCTTGTGCCTGATGCCGTTGCCTAAGTACTGGTATATATCAAGCATGTCATCGTCAGAAAAATTTGTCTGTAAATACTGGTTTATACTCTTTCGGGTTATATTCCAAAATCTTACATTCCTTACGTGCTGCTGATAAACCATTGTTTTGCAAGCGTCCCTTGACACAGATTCAAGCAACTTACATTTAAGGTCTTCTTCACTCTCAATGTCAGCTATAGAAAAGCCAGAACGTTGCTTGTTTAACAGCAAGTATCCATCGCTGTTGATACTGCTACCAGGAAAGCATTTCATAAGCTTTAAAATTTCATTCAAAATCATAATTACTCCAATCTATCTTCTGCCCGCAGTATGGACAGTGTACGCAAACCCCTGCTTCTGATTCGTACCGTGTGCCACATGTCGGGCAATACCATTCGTATACATTTTCGCTTGATGCACAGATGACTGGTTCTTCTGCAATTGTTTTATGCATGTCTCTGTTTTCGAGAATGTTGTTGACTATTTCACATGCCGTTTGTAGGGGTACTACACGGCAATAGGTATGTGGATATGCTGTCGTAACCATCAATTCACTATTGCTAACCAAAAGGTTTTTGATTTCATCACTTTTTGCAATAGACATTTAACAATCCTCCCAGTCAATCTTCTGTCCACATTTTGAACAATAGGAAGCAAGGCAATCATTTATGATGTTTCCACATACAGAACAGCTACATGCGTTCTTGTCTGCAAGAATAACCGGTTTTTGCGGAATCTGCTTTTTAAGAGCGCTATGTGCCTTCATGAATACAAACGCGGTTCTCATTGATTTTTCAGCTGCCTTGTAGTCCTTTTTCTTCAAGGCTTGCTCAGTTGCTCTGGTGCAAGTATCAAGTTTCTTCTTTAATATCTTCAAGACTTCTTTATTGCTCATTTGCTTTCCTTTCTTACAGGAACGGACAAGTTTCACAATTAAACAATTGCCAGGTCTTACCTGCTTCTGCAACGTCCACATTTGCCATTCCTGCGACTTTTTTTATTCTTGTGACCATTTCCTCCGGTGCTGCATTATTTGCGCTTAAATGGCAAATAATGACGTTCTGGAGTGCGTCTGTTGTGTTAGCTTCTATGAAGCCTGCACACGTTTCTAGCTCCATATGCCCCTTAATGACATGCAATCGTTTACCAGTGACGTCCTCTGAAATGTACTTCTTTTGGTAATTGCAAGACACTAATATATGGTCGATATCCTTAAATCGCCACCTTACAAACTCTGTATCAGTAATGTAGAGCATTCGCCCCATCTCTTGGTGCTCGATGATGAATCCATAGCACGGACACTCTGTACCGTCTGCATCGGTATGCTTGAAGTGTCCATGCGCATCATTCATCGGAACTGATACAATTCTAAATTCGCCATAGCCACCGATATAGGAGTTATCTTCGTAAGGTTTGTAGACTGGGATTCCCATTTCTTCCAGATCACTGACTGCTTCCGAGTGATCTCTGTGTTTATGTGTGACAACGCATCCAACAATATCAGATACCTTCCAACTGCATCCCTTTTTGATCTTCATGATCGGGATTCCTGCATCAAGAAGAAGTATCTTGCCTTTACTATCCTTTAAAGCATAACAATTGCCAGAACTGCCGCTGGCTAAGCATGTTAGAATCATCTAAAAAACTCCTCTCTTACGTTCATCCCTCCACGCTTTCAATGTGGTAACGACCGTAACCGCTAGTTCTTCCACTTCCAATTCCGTTTCCGAAACCTGCAAGACGAATAATGTTTAAGATCTGTTCCAAGGAATACGCGTTTTCTGTATACTGGATGGTGAATGTTGCGCTCCATCCGCTGAATCTATTCAGTCGTACAAGTACCGGAGCACCCTTCTTTGGTGACATAAGCTTTTCATCAATAAAATGCTCTGCAAACTTGATTGGAACTAGATTGCCCTTCGCAATGACATTTACAGCAGCATTAAATTTTGTTGCGTAAGTGTCAATCTTATTCTGTACAACAGCCTGTCCAAATGACTTTTTCAAGCCAAATGCCGTAATGCACGGTGCATTGTTGGCCAGTGCTTCTCTCAAACCTTCCTCTGTGAAGTCTGTAGGCTTTCCACCATACCAGTGCATGGCGGTGATCACTTCTTCCCATACATTTGTAGCCGCTGTGTCCTTAGCCTTATTCTTTCTCTCATCAGTCAGTTTTCTGGCACTGCAATCATTCATTTTATTGAGTACCAAATCTCCATCACCTGCAATAGTAATTCTTGCCTGCTTGATACTTAACGGCTTTAATTCGATGACCTGTGTTTCTTCCTTCTTTGTCATAATTTGTGTTCTCCTTTTTTGTTTTGGTCTAAGCTTTCGCTCGAGGCGCGTCATGAACGTTGTGATGCAATGTTATGTGCTATTTTGTGCTGCTGTGTGATATGCTGTACTGTCATATGTTATTTTCTGCGGCTCATGCCGCGTCTCAAACGGAAGCTTCAAGTGTTCTGGTAACACTTGCAGACAACATGAAATGCGATGTCGTGTGATGTTGTGTTATGTCATGTCGTGTTCTGTTATGTGCTGTCTTGTTTTGTGATGATTGGCAACTCATGCTGCCTGCAAATGCTACCAGTTTGTTTTGTTGGTATCCACTCGGTACGTGACATAAACTGTGTATAGTTATGTGTGCTGTTGTGTTCTGCGTTATTTTGAACTATCCTGTGCTTTGTGTTGTGGCATCTTGCTTATGCCACATACAGAATGGATACCTTTTGTTTTTTTGCGTTATGTTCTGCTTTTTTCTATATTATTCTGACGTTTAGTGTTCTGATTTATGAGCTAGCATGAAGCGGTAAATAATCTGTTTTGCTTTGTCCTGTAGTGTTTTGTTCTACGATGTATTGTGCTGTTTTGTTGTTTGATATAATGTTTTTATCTTATTGAGGTTTACTTACCACCTCGTGCTAGCCCATAAAATTTGCTTAACTCGAATGCTCTATGAATGATGTAATGTTGTGTGCTATTATGCTGTGTCGTGTTATGTTCTATCCCGTGCTGTTATGTTTTTGGCATATGAGCCATTTCTTTTCTCGGATGGTGCATACCGTTACACCATCCATAGAACACTCGAATTAAGCATTGAAACTGTTTAGACGGCTATCTTGTCAATTTCTTCAAAGACACTCTCTAACTCAGAAAGCGACTTATACCGATTTTGAAAGCTTCTCAGCTCTGCGTAAGCTCTCTGTAGCAACTTCCGATACTCGTCAGGTTGTGTTGCAAAATGCGTTGTCGGCATATACACATTTCTCTGACTTGTGATCTGGAAGTGCCTGATAGGCAGTTTGTTGTCCTGCTTTGGGACAACTACAAAGAACTGGATAAGCTGTCTTGCCTGCTGCAAGCGATATTTCTCTGCCGCTATGCTATCGTTCCATTCAAAGCACTTATGAAGCTCTGACTGTTCGTCTCTTGCTTTCTCAAGCACTTGTTCTGGCGTTATCTCTGTATCTCTTCCAATTTCATCCAGGCACTTTGCGGCATTGGCTTTGAAAATCCCTTCTATTCTCCATTTAATTTCGTCCATAGGCTATCTCCCTACTGCATAAACGCCGGAAGTTCCTGCTGACCGTCTGCATCAGCTTTTAACTCTCGATTTCCAGTTACAGGCTCAACAAATGTTTCTGAATTTGCTTCATTTTTAATTTCATATGCAACATTTTCCTGCTCAATTTCAATTGGAGAAATGTCCTCAAACTGATCAAGTCTGTCGGATATCTCAGAAATATTACCATCTGTACTCGTATTTGCGATCATTTTGCACAAACGGTTGATTACAGTTTTCTTTGACATCTGATCTTTAAATTTTGTGTGTGTACTGGCAGCATCCTCTTTTAATCCGCCCATTCGCTGATTCCATGCTTTCTTCAACTGGTTAATATTCATGATCTCTACTATCTGGCTTCCATCTATCATTGTTCCGACAGCATAAGCACCTTTTATCTTGTCATTATCAATGTTCATGAAGTCCTGTGTGTGTTCATCAATAACTTTCTCGCCATTAACAATGTGATATTTAAATGTATCGCCCTCATAGATGATCTCTGCGCTGATCTTCTTTAAGCCGTTACGTTTTGCCAACGTAATATTTCCGAAGTAAGATTTCTGGAATTGGCACTTTCCACCGTAGGCGATAAAATATCCCTGCTTTTTGTTGACATTGAGTGCCAATGTGGCCATTTCCATAAGTGAATTTACAATACTAGCCTGTGAGCAGCTTTCAAGAACCGGACGTTTATCTTTATCAACAGTCTCTTTTAATATCAGATACGCTCCAGTTAATGCATTTGCTACGTTGTAGTCTTTTGGAAATGCCAAGCCAAAGTTCTCTTTCTCTTTTAATTGGCGTACAAGCCCATCAATAAGGCCATTATTTACAATTAAACTGGCCTGCTGATTTCCTGCACTTAATGCTTCTGCTTTAGCCGCTGCCATTATTCCTCGCCCTCCTTAATCTCAATGTGCATCTTGTCAAAAAACTTGCTCAAATCATCAAATGATTTGAATGTGTTATTGCAAAATATAAGGTATGCAGAAATGTCGTTTATTAAATTGCCTGTAATATATTCTATTTTGCCTTGCGTCACTTTAAACTTTAACCCTGTTGGGAAAAGCACGTTATCACCTTTTGCAACCTCAACAGCTCCACTGTAGTATGTCGGCTGCTCTTCCTTTTTCTCTTCTGGTTCCTTTCCCTGCTCGTGCACAGTTTCCAGATCTTCATCTTGTTTTCTTTTTTCCAATTTTTTCAGTAGCTCATCTGACGCTTTACTTAATGCTGACAAAAAACTGATATCGTCAACACTATTTTTATAAACTCCCACGCCCATCTCACCTGTCTTTTCGTCCTCGACAAGAACGGCATTAAAAGCTAATCCGGCCTTAATTGTAAATCTAGTGCTCATATTATCCTCCTTATTTTGTTTTTGCCTTATTGTTGCAGCACTCTGCTTCGCTAATCTCTGGTGCTCTTTTGATCGTCTTGATATTGCTTCTTCCATAGGCTTCTATCCATGAAAGGTCTACTGGCTCGTCTACTACTGTGACTTTTGTGCCGTTTGGAGTTACTGCTTCGTCTCCAGGCTTTAAATCTTCCTCTGTCGCAAAACAATAGCTTCTTTTACTGCCCTCGTATCGGGCTTTTACATAATTACTCATTAACTTTCTCCTTTTAATAATTTTTTACTGCTTAATTTCTTCTGCGAAGATTGATGAGGAAAAGATACAAACCGGGCGGACACCGCAGCTGCCGTAGCAACCATAGATCTCGACGTAGCCAGACGAAAGAACAGCGGCAGTCCACATATAATATTCGTTGCACGGCGTACTCCATGGAGTAAGTAACCACCAGCAATACCCTTCGTTTGGGATCAGGCTTCTGTATTTTCTGTACTCGTCAAGAGTAAGCAGCGAAACCTTGTCTTTACATGCTCTGTATTGATTCTGTCCATCAACAGACAGTAAATCCCTCTCAAATCCAATAACATTCTCCTCTCCAATTTCATTTTCTATTTTTTCAAGGAGATCACTATTCAGATGCTGACGCAGTTCACTGATTCTCCAGTCATTTACGTCTGGATCAAATCTCATTGACTCTGATCTTTCTGCAAGGCACATGCAACCCGAATCAAGAACATCAATGATTTTCCATTTTAGCCCTGCAAGTTCGAACTGATTACCTGCTTTAGGCTCAACATCAATTTTTCTTTTTGAATTGCCTTCTAAGATATTTACTCTTTTCTTTAGATCATTGAACTGTTGTTGCAGTTCTTCTAATGTCAATTCAGCCATTTATTTTCCTTTCGATACAAAGATGTTGGATTTTAGGATAAAAGCCGGGCGAACATTATTGCCTTCACAGCAGTAGCTGCTGTTGACATAGCCAGATGGGCGAACAACTGCTATAGAATTATTGTAGTCACAATGCAGACCGCTCCATGCTGTACAAGTCCACCACTGTCTACTCAACTTTTTGTTAACAAGCAAATTGATATACGCTCTAACCTCGCCAAAGGTCAGCGGTCTTACTTTACAGGTAAGCACTCCGTAGTCATCCTGACCGTTTACAGTTGTTAGATTTACGCAATGTTCTACAAGATTCTCGGCTCCGATTTCGGATTCAATAGCCGGTTGGATTTCACCCTCAATATATTTTTTTAACTCGGATGCCTTGTAATCTGCTGTGTCATATGCAAATCTTCTCACTTTCGCTAGATAGCCCTTTGTGATAACTTTGGTTATTCCTTCGCATTGTTCAAGAACAATGCATTCCCTTTCTCCGACAAGAAATGTCTCTCCAGGCATTAAACTAGCCAATTTAACCTTGTTACTCTGCTCTCTTTCTTCAAGCATTTTTACCAATGCTCTTGCAGCTTCAAGTTCTTTGCTCATGTCTGCCTCCTTTCTTACAGCCGTGGTGACTTAACTAAATCACGCACAACTCTATATTTTGAAATGTTTTCTCCGTCTTTCTCAACAAAGTAGAACGCTCCGTCATTCGGCTCTCTGAAACCGCTGTAATACTTTGTATTTACCATTACGGCATCCTGCTCCTTGCAGCGGCTGCACCATTCGCGGATTTCTGCGCCGAGGTAACTTTCTCCGCTGTTCACTACAATCATTCGCTCTCTCCTTTCTTTTCTTCTCTGGTGGATTGTAGCAATCTATAAACTCGTGTAAGTCATACAAGCTGCATCCTCTAAATTTCAATGTTTCATTTTGTTTCCATAAGCGTTCTGCTCTCACACCAAATTCGTCTGAAAAGCTCTGGATCAACCCTTTCATGGCTTTCTGCCTAGCTCTTTTAATTTCTGTTGCCGTCCTTCCAGATCTTGGTGCTATTGCATCCACTCTTCTACAGATATGTCCAATCAGCTCTAACCGCTGCTCCTCTGTTAGCTTCATAGGCTTACTGTAACTGGCGATAAATCGCCTGAATGATCTTGGCATCATACAACGCATTGTGTTTTACCCCTTTAGGAAGCGACTTTCCTAACTTTGTTAGGAGTTGTTCGCGTGATAAATCAAACGCTTCCTTTTCAGAAATTCTTAGCACCCTTGCAATGTCATGATTGATGTCGTGGCAACTTGCTGATATGTAATTAGGAAGCTCCAATGCGGAACTTGCCAGAAGATCAACCAGTAAAACAAAATCGTAATGAGATACATCTGACACAAATTGAATATCGCTCTCAAAATGCTTAAGCCATTCAAGAAGTGATTCTCGTACCTCATATTTACTACCGACCACAAATACGGTGTTTTCCTTGTCTAGCAACTCTGCAAGCTCTTTGTTCTCACCCTTTACCACTGTATTTGACAATACGTTTTTCTCAATCCAAGGTGAGATCTGATAATCTGCAAAATCATTAAGTTCTGCGTAAAAGGATTCACCGCTTGCAGATACAATTCCAATACTTATTAGGGTTGTGTCTTTATGCAACCCTGTAAATTCCGCATCAAAGTACAGATTTATCATTTTCTTTTGCTCCTTCCTTTTCTTTATATTCCTCTGCCTGCTCCATTCCAATAATGTAGGCAAGCTGTTCTTCTGTTAAACATGGAAGCAGCCGTGTTGCTGTTTCAAGCAATTGCTTTTTGCTTTCCCCATGGTAAATAAAAATTGTTGATCACTCTCCTTCTTCATTATCTTCAATACTATTTGGATTTAGCATTATCATTAACAGCTTCTTCCAAGCAAACGATGTGTTTACGGTATATCCCCTTGCGGTTTGATACTGCATATGTACCACGTGTGGGTACTTCGCTTTAATCGCCGCGCTTACTGTTGTTGGTGTTCCATCTGGCATTTTTACATTCAGCACAACAATGTCGCCCTGCTTTGCTGTTTCTTTCAGCAGCTCCGTGTCTTTGCTCATTTCTCCGCTCAAATGCGGCAATATTTCTCTTAGATTCATACATTTCCTTTCTGTATGGCTCAGGCATTCTAGCCCAAGCCACGATTTCATAGCCAGAATCTTCAAATCCACCATCTGGCAAATTCGCCTGGCAAGCTTCTTTCGAAACCCACCATCTAAATCTGTTCTTTGGGTCTGGTCCCCAATAATACTCATGGGTAAGTCTAGTCTCGCCCCATCTGATTGTGCACAGCAGATAGCCTGCGGTCTTATCTGGCATCTTTTTAGTCATCCAGAACATCTTTTATCACCTCTCTTAATTTATATTTGCAACTTTTCTTTTTTGCTTACGATGTTGTTGTGACCGTGTTCTCTATCCAGCCGAGCAAATAGTTGTTCTGGATACTAGAGTAGCTATTCGTCACTTCACTCAGCTTCTGCAGAGTGCGCTTTTTTTGCTCTGTCAGAAAAAGGTATGTTGTCTTAGGCTTTTCCTTTTTATCTGTCATCACGCCTGCACCTCCTTTCTGCATGCTTCCATTCTTTCGATGTAGCTAATCATGTCAGCAAAGCTTTCTGCTCTGTACAAGATCGCTCTGTTTGTGTCAGCAAGTAGTGTGTATGCACTATCAAACTGGAATATGTAATACTTATGCATTCCCTCGTAGTACATGCAATCTTTAAGTACTACAAACTTGTTAATGTCAAACATTGTTTGTTCCTCTCTTATGTAATTTCTGCTATCATTTCTGCCTTCATCTTGGCGAACTTGTTGATAAAATGAATTTGTCCTTTGCCAGTTACAAGCGTTGTTCTTGTGATTCTGACGCTTCCGTCTGGATTCACAACGGTACGCTCCTTAACTTCAAAGAGTTTCTGTTCCATCGCCTTCTGTGTCGGCATGTTTTTACTACCGCCACATTTAATTAGGTAGTCGTTTTGACGCATCCACTCAAAGAGTCTGTTTTGTCCGATCTCATGGCCATTCTGGCAAATCAGTTTTGCCATGTCTCCAATTAGGATCGAGGTCCTGCTAGACTCCACTGCATCTGCAAAGATTTCTTTAGGCTTCATGCGCTCTGTGTCTGCAATCAGTACCTTGTTATCTGCCTTGAGCCTATCAATCTCGTTATTGGCAATCTTTAAGGCTCGCGCCATCACCTGTTCTGGTGTGTTCCATGCCTTTTCGAGATCAATGAAGTACTGGCGGTACTGCTTGCCCTTGTCGGTACGCTGAATCATACAAATTTGCTTCGCCATGTCGATGGAGATTTTGTAGTCCATGAATGTTGTCTCATTGCCTTGAGCTGTTACTCTTTTTTGAGTAATAGCTTGATAGTCCACATTTTCAGCGAAACCATATTCGCACATACGCTTGTACCAATCGTTGAATCTTGTATTGATCTCAAGTCCCTCATGCAGTTGTCTTGCCGAAACTGTAGGAACTTCGGAATCGTAATTGATTCTGATTAAGTCCATTGCATCATCTCCTTACTATTACTGAGTGATTATGTTATATCACTCAGTAATACATTTGTCAAGTACTTAGTGATAATTTTTTTATTTTTTTATTGACTCAGTGATATTTGTGTTGTATAATTTGTATTGAAAGGAGGTGAACACAATGAACGAAAGAATAAAAGAGATTCGAGAATATTATTCCCTTAGCCAAAAAGAATTTGGAGAAAGGATTGAGTTGAAGCAAAATTCAGTTGCCGTAGTAGAACGCGGAAAACGAAATTTGTCAGAGCGATCTATAAACTTGATTTGCAAAGAATTTTCTATCAACAAAACTTGGCTCCTTACCGGAGAAGGTGATATGTTCAAGGGTCTTACACCATCAGAAGAGATTGAGTCATTTCTTAGTACACTTGCAATAACAGGCGATGAAAATTTCAAAAAACGTCTAATCCTTTATCTTGCGCAAATGAAGGATTCAGACTGGGAAAAATTGGAACAAGTGCTTGATACTCTTCTTGCAGGAAAAGATATCATCTTTCCACCAGACACCAAAAGTGAAAAGTAATCCTGAGTAAGCCAAATGGTGGGCATCCAGAAATGGATGCCCATTGCTTGTTTTATTGCAAAATATGCATCTTCTTGTTGATATTTTTTCTGCTGTTGTCTATACTGCTTATATAACCTTAATCCAAATCGTTAAAGGAGAATGAAATATGAAGAAACAGATTATATTTACAACTTTATGTGGGTGTATCGCTTTACAAACATTTATGCTGTCAGCGTGTTCTGGTGGCTCAGCTGCAAAGGATAATTCACAGGACTGTACTATGTCAGCAGAAAGTGAAACCACGTCAGACGCAAGCGACGATTCTCAAAACTGGGAGATATCATTCGATAACATTCCTTGGGGAACTGATTTTGCTTCTGTAAAGCAGATGCTTCCTGATTTAGAGCTAGGAGGGGTAACATATGAAGAAATGAGTCCAGCTAGTATTATCAAAGGATTCAACAAAGTTCCTAGTGACTCTTCTAGTAAAGTTACTTTACGTGCTTCATCGAATAAACTTTTGTTATGTGATTCAAACTACAGTTTTGAGTTTGAAGGCCACGATCTAATTGATCTTGTTATGTATTTTGTCTTTGAAACCACAGACGATGGATATATCGATTACGACAGTGAAAAAGCGCTGCTGTACGGAGTTAATTATAGAGTTGAAGGTTCGTTAGGAACACTTGCAGAATTTGCAGAAAAGTTCAGAAAAGTATGTGGGGAGCCTTCGCAAAATTATACAATCGAAAAGAGTTCAAATAACACGGATATGCAATATTTGATTTGGGAAAATGATAATTATATTATTTCCGTTCATGATGAAATAGCTGATACGTTTGATTCTTCATTTAGTGGTTGGGACGAGTCTATCGAAATATCTTATGCCTGGAAAAATGGTTCTAAATTTTTAGAACAATCTAAAGATGCGCTGCATAATGTAAAAATTAAAAACGCAGAAAAATAAGAAAAACGGGAACCTAATCATGGGTTCCCATTCCTTTATTCTCTAACTAAGATGTAATAAACGATCTTCAGCTTTGAAAGCCTGTCTTCTGTTTTTAATTTTTCTTTTATCTTCTTCATGTAATACCGTTTCATTGCTTCTTCAACGTCTACATCAATCTCCTTTTCAGTTCTGCTTTCTGCCATTCATTGCCCTCTCTTTCTTCTTCTTCTATTCTCTCGTCATTGCCTGCGCGATCAGCTCACAGCGATATTTCTTTACATCGTCTCTATCTGTTAGCTGATACAAAAAATCAAGCAATTCCATTTCGTTACGTTTTCCTTCTGGAATGAACGTGGACATATACGTAATCGCTCTTTTTACATATTCGTTGCCTTTTAGCTCTGCAATACTATCTAAAAAACGTCTAACCACATCACACATATAATCACCTTTCCTTTGCAAATGCATCCACAGAAATTTCGTATGCAACTTTAACCATTTCTGTTTCATGTTCTCTTTTAATATACGTTCTGCTCTGGATTCTTCCAGACAGTCTAATTTTGTCCCCAACCTTTAAATTTGATGCCTTTCGAGCAAGCTGATTCCAAGCAATACAATGTAAATAATCGCTCTTGCCATATGAACGATTTACAGCAACTATAAGTTCACATAACTCCTTTTTTAATGGTGTTGTGCGATATATCGGCTTGCTGCATAAATACCCAGTCAATGTAATTTGGTTTCGATGTTCCCCACTTTCTACTTTGATTTCACGAACCAGAAAGTACTGCTGTACATGTCTCTTGCCGTCACTGGTGTAATAATTCTTGCTTCGCCACTCTCCGATCGCTGTCACTTCATCCTGGTGCTTTAAAGCACCGATTCTATCCTTTGCAACAGCGATTGGTATTTCATCCTTTACTCCACTCAGGCGGCTTGTCTCGATGATGTTTGAACAAAAATCACTCTCCAAGCAGTCTAATGTTGTAAAATTGTCTAGTAATTTACCATGAATAATGGCAAAATTAACCATTGACTCTGTTACTTTGCAGTTGTAAACTGTCATCATTAGTAGCCTCCTTTCTCTTTTCTGCTATGGTATAGATAATAGCACTGGTGACTACAATTGTATTGACTTTGTTCACATTTTTTTCTGTCAAAGTTTTTTGGCTATTTTCCAAACTTTTAAGTGCCAGAAAACTTTGACTTTACCTTTTGTTTGATGTAGCCAATAAATTATACTTTTTGTTTTTGCTAAAGTACAATTTATTGTAAAAATGACATTTTGAACGAATATGAAGGGTGGTTTTTGACATGAGAAATCGAGTAGCTGATACTGAACGGCTTGTAAAAGTCATTATTTATGTGCGCAAAAGCGCAGGATTGTCACAAATGGATTTAGCAAAAGCACTTGGAAAGAGTGTAGGAACAATAAAAAATTGGGAGAATGGTCTTGGTGCGCCAGACTTCCCAGCGTTGCTAGAGTGGTTTGATAGATGTGGTGTCGATACGGAAAAATGTCTTATGGCTATCTATGATCCTAACAAATATGAACGTATTTATCATCCTAAAAAAGATAGTGAGACACTGTCTGCTCTGCAGGAATACTTAAAACATGAAGACGCTGCGTATCTGAAACGTCTGTATTACAATGTCTTTTGCGATACTGGCTCTGATTGGCACGCACAACTTGATATGCTTACGGCATTAAACAAATTGCCGCTTGCTGACCGTATAACGTCAGCTCAAGCATATCTCGACAATTTTCTGATTCGGCAGGCACGCGGCGAGGTTAAAGACGCTTTTATAGAGCCTGACTTAAAACATTTAGAAGAATCAATACAGCAAGCAAAGCAATCTGTTTGTGAGAGAAAAGATTCTTATCTTAATAATTTGAAATGATAGGGTGTTCCCTATCATTTCAGTTGGAATAATAATAAATTGCAACAGCTTTTTTCCATCCATTTCCACTATCAGATGTCTGAACATAGATATCGCCTTTTCTTCCATTGCTAATCGGCTCTGCTGTTCCAAACGATATAGATGTCTCGTCTAATATGCGATATTCTTTTTCACTGCTGTCGTACAACATCAGTGATCCATCTTTCCTGTTTAAGCCAATCCATCCTAGCGTTGTTCCACTTCCACTAAATTTTATATATGATGCATTCCCAACTCCATTAAGGTCTAGCGCAGTAGTTATCCCTGCGGTTATTCTTAACGATTTTTCAAAAACTTCCAACCTAGCGCTAAAATCAGTATTATCTGCGTTCCACTCGTGAAAATCCAAATATTTTCCAATCTCCATCACACCAGTCTGGTCAATCCACGGAATTGCGTTCGAAATATTCTTTGAGGAATCAACTATTTCCATTCCGCTCAATTTTTTTGAGTTTCTGGAATTTTCAACTGTTGTTATTAAATTTTCAAAGTTTCCAACATGCAATATTGCGTTATTGGTTGAGCCATCGTTGATGTATACATTTTTATCATCATTTGACACACCAGGAAATAACACTATATCATTCGCTGATGTAAGGCTTAGGTGTTGTGAACCAGTTAAACGTAAATAGCCTTTTGTTGTTATAGCCATATCTTCATCACCAATGCTTATCATTGCTTTTTGCAGATATAGTTCACCAGATTTCATTCTTGTACCGATCATAACACTTTCTGGCGTTGCGCTAATTATAAATTCCTCTGTATCTGACGTTGGACTAATTACCTTAAAGGTCTTATTAAAAAATGCATCTAGTCCAGTAATAGTGCCTGTGGTGATACTGGTAGCATCTAAATTGATGATAGAGACCTCTGAGGCATCTATAACGCCTGCTGTTATTTTATCAGCAGACATATCCTGAATTTTCGCATTGGTAATTTGCGCATCACCAATCATTACACTTGTTATCCAACCCTGCTGAATATTTGCTTTATCAAGTCTGGCAAATAATATATTTGCATCATTTACCGTGATTGTGCTTGCCTGCAAGTTCGTGACCTTTGCATCTACAGCATTTAATTGATTGAATGTGGCTTTTTTTGCCGTAATCTCTTGAAGGCTAAGAATATCATCTTTAACTCGTTGCAACGCTATTTCAGATGGACTTTTCACCTCTTTTTCTTCAAAACCATAGGATGCCACTTCCGACAGTAAGCCACCATCAAATGTAATGGTGTGCTGCATCACTGGAACATCTATAAGATTATTTTTAGCATCAACTATTGTAACGACATCACCTACGTCAAGTCTCGGATCTCCCATAAACGAAAATGACACTGGATAATACCTCGTATCCTTTATTTTTTCAAGGATTTTATCGAGCCATTCCTGTGTCATTACTGGATTGCTTAAATTTGTATTTATATTTGTTCCTGATTCATAATGATTGTTCTCTGTATCACAGCTGATGCCTGAAATTTGGCACATCGTTTCTGATTGTAGCAGATCATCAAAATATCTATTGGTCTTAATTAGATATGTGTGTGATTCTTTTAAAAATTCGATTGTATTATAGATAAATGATAAGTTTTGGTCTTCTAAATAGCTACCTGCTGTATCACCTATCTTTCCTGGGTGATCAGTTGCTAACGTTCCATACCATCTAAATGTTACTTTTCCATTTCTATCGCATATAGCAAATGTACCATGGAGTTGTGCGATGTATCCAACCACCTGTTGCATCGTAAAACCGTCAAACGGCTCTTTGTATGTTTTTTCTCCCGACTGGTCGTTAACCGTCAATATTTTATCTATCATCAGGTTATCAGATAATTTGCTTGTGTCAAACTCAACACCTGTCTGTTCGCTTATATCAGTTAAAAATTCTTTACTTTCTACTGGATAGCTTGTGATTTTGCTTTTATACGCTTTAGCTAACTTTGACTCTAGCCTGTCATATGCTGTAAAAGTAAGCAGATTTCGGTCTTTTTTTTGCTCTTTTATTGTAAAATACCCCATTGGTATCCATTCTATAGTGCCATCAGCTGTTGCTCCGATTTCAAGTCTTACTTCCGTACCTTTTACAAAATCTTGCGACTTTGTAAACATAGATACTTCTATTTTGGAAGCTGTAGCTCCACCCACATAAAAATAGCTATCAGGAGTTGAAAAACTTGTTTGCACTATCTCTTGGATTCCTTCTGATATTCCGTTTAGCCTTGCGTAGAACGTTCTTCCACTGCCTGATATAACTTTATCTAATGCTTCTGATACCTGATACATGACGATTTCCTTTCTCTAGCACGGTATACTCCGTGCTAGATATTTGCTTTATTTTTTATTCTCCGAGGATGTATCTTTTTTCTTCTTCTGTGAGAATCTTCATTCCTTTAATCTTTTCTGCCGACACTTTTCCACTTTTGTACAGTCTTTTTAAACTCTCTACCAAACTTCTCATGCCAGTACTCCTTCCTCGATCAGCTGCAAGGTATATGCATCTATCATTTCTGTTGCGTATCTTGTCATTTCTTCGCTTGGCTCTGTATCGCCTTCGTAATCAAGATATTGCTCTGGAGCCTGAATAATCTCCTCTTGCGTCAGCTTAAACGTCCTGAATATATTGCCGTTATACTCGTACATTATCTCACTGCCATTTTCTGGGCTATCAACTGTAACCTTCTGCTCATCTGTACAAATAACTACATCCATTCCTTTTTCAAGCGGATAGAATGCTGCGCTTAACTGCGGCAGCGTAAATCTCATCTTTTCCATAATTGTTTAATCTCCTCTCATGAGTGGATACAATTTCTTTACATCTCTTTATATCTTCCGAGACATGATACTTTTGCTGAAAACGTTGTGTGTTTGAATGTTTAATAGCTCCATAACGCCCGATATAGCTTTTAGCCAATGACAGCGGCACTTCTTTCTTTTGGTGGACTCTTTTTCTTACCTTCTTTGCAGTCCTTCTAAATCTCAAAAAAATTGATGAGCGTACAGTAAGACTTCTTCTTGATATTTTTCTTCCTAAAATATCAATGTATGTAACACTCAGGTCAATGAATTTTGATGTTTCCTTAATTTCTAGCCCTAAAAAATCCGAAACATAACTTGAAAATCTTTTTACTGCCATTTTTAAATCTTTCAAGCTTTTCGAGACAATTAGTATATCGTCCATTTGAAACAAAGCATGAGATACAAGATTGACACGACTAGCAGCTCCATTCCTATGTTTTCTTAATTTGCATACCTGCTCATTAACATAATGACACGCATATGACATGTAATAATTTGCAAGATATTGGCTAAGGTATGAACCGATTGATAATCCACCCTCAAACGAATCAATTAAGAAGAAAACGAGATGTATAACATCGTCGTTATATACATCTCGCCTTAGTAGTTCTTTTAATTTACCTTTAGGTATGGTTTCGTAATAATGCCTGATATCTGCTTGCCATCCCCATCTTATATCATGGTTGTCTACCCATTTCTTAATTGCTTTTGCACCAAATTCGCATCCCTTGTTCTTTAATGCTCCGCATTGGTAAAAGCCTATTTTCTTTCGGAATAATTCTTCCATTGCATATACAGCTATATAGTCGTATATCTGTTGCTTTACATCTTGTATTCCTATCTTTCTAACCTTTCCGTTACACTTATCAACTTGGTATCTGTAACGAATTGGCTTTACAATATATTTCTTTTCGATAATCTCTTGTTGTATACCGTCTATAACAGTATTGATCAATCCTTCCATCATGAAGTGCTCTTTGCAGATCTTTTTTATGATTTCACATGGCAACTTTGAGTACTCTGAGAACATTCTTATAGTGTCCCCTCGGTTCATCTTTCCACTTATGCAATCTCTTACTGCTCGTTCAATCAATATTCTGTTAGTTATATCTATTCTTTTACAACAACGTTTCAAGTATTTTTATCCTTTTTTTGTAAATATCGTTTAAATTCCGAGGGACGTTCGGATGTCTACTAGCCCCAACCTATGTCTTTCACATAAGTTATCAGAATGTCCGTCGGCATTCCGATTCCCTTTTTGTTGCCTATTTAAGTGTTGCTTATACAACAACGGAATTACATCCGCGAAATGCCACACTAAGTACCAACGTACTATTTTGTCCCGTCAGACATATAAAAGCAGAGAGCGTAGTTCCAGTTCGCATTCGTCACGTCGTTCCTGAGATTCGCGTAGGAGAATCCGGCATTCGACCTGTTCCTGAGATTGCCGCGCCCGTGTGTGACAAGTCCTATTTCAAAATTATTTCTGTATACTATTTAAAGGGGCAGCCCCCTCTTTTGCTTGCGCAAAATTCACCCCTGAAAGGTTCGGAATTAAACGCAGAGAGCGAAGATCCAGTCCGCATTCGTCACGTCGCCCCAGAGATTCGCGTAGGAGAATCCGGCAAGCGACCAGTACCTGAGATTGCCGCGCCTTAGCGCTTCGCGCCAACCTGTTCCATCACCACCATTATATTGTCTGTCGCCAACACCGACCGAATCTCCTGAACCCCTGCTCTTGAACCGTATAACACCTGTAGATAAGTCTATATCAATGTCGCCAATCCAAAAATCATCGGTTGTTTCAAGATCTACAGTTGCGATTTTTGTCCAGTTCGCGGCAGTGCTTGACCATGCAGCAGTGCCTCTAACGTAGTAGTCAACTGTTGTTGCTGTGGTCTTGTTCCACAACTCGTTCATTGAGATATAATATGCACCAACCATATCTTCAATACCGCCAAGTTTGAATGCATGTTTACCATCATTCTTGATATATCCATCCACTCCAAGCACCTTGTCGGTTTGCCCTGCATGTAATGGCATTGATGATATATATGTATCTTCTGTAATTGTCATATTTTGCTTACCGACATATACTCTACTGTTATCTGTTCCAGATATTGCTTCGATAGCTGTTATTTTGACTTTATCTGCGATATTTCGCATGTATGCCTGTCCACGATCTAGATTATCTGTGTGACCAGTTGCATCTCCGATGGATACTGTCGTGCCAACATAAAAGCTATTTGCCTGCGCTGTTGGAATTACAACATAATTAGCTTTTTCTCCAGTCTGTGCAACTTTAGTTTGCACATTATATGAAGTGCATCCTTGAAAGACTTTCTGACTATTTTTTGTTGCATACTTCATCCATAGCATACACAGTAGATATGCCGTTCGCTCTGATCCAGAGCCATGATATCCTGTTCCTTTCTTTTGCAGCTCAGTATTTCCGGACTGGGCTGAAACAAAGTTATAAATTGCATTTCCAGATGATGAATATAAAATTCCATCAATTTGCCCTGCATAGTATTTTGTCAAAATGCCATAACCGAGTTCTTTATTGCACCATGGCGTAACTGTTGTGCACTCCAATTCAGGATGCGGCTTCGTTGCAAAATGTACAATGTAATATGTGTCAAATTTCTGAATGCCCCAATAAGTTAAAGGAACCATAACTCCAACATCTACTTTTCCAATGTCAGAATATCCATTACCGCCTTTAATTGCTACTGGGGTCTTATTCTCCTGCTCGTCAATTACAAAATTACAATCAATTGTCTGAAAAGCACTATGATTTGCAAAATCATCCTGCCCCTTTACAGTTTCCGTTGAAGGCACAGCTGTTAACCCAACTGATGCATTCATCTTTTCACCGCTTGGACTGGTGCTGGTTTCGTAATAATAAAATTTTGTTGAAAATACCTCGTCTGTTGCTGTTTGTTCCCAGAAATTCTTCCAGTCAAACTTCGAAACATCTGTTACTAGTGTTTTTACTGTTTTTAAAAGATTTAAAATCTCTTGTGATGTTGACTCCATTGCCACATCTACTGCCACTGCTGCCATTTTTTATCCTCACTTTCCATCGTCATACATTACTCTCAGTCCACCACTTTCATTTATACTCAAAGTGATTCCCTGACCATTTGCTTTCTTTGCAAGTTCCTTTGTTAAATCCGCTATATTAGTCTCTTGAGTTTTTGATGCAGCCTTTAATTCTTCCACATCTTCCCAATTTGCAAGATATATTATTTTGTCAGCCATACACCTTCCTCCTCTACTTTGTTATCCTTGCAGCCAAGCACCCTTTGGCTGAGTCGAAGAAAAATTCTATGCCAGTACCATCGGCCTTTGTTTTTAACGCTGTGTCCTGTTCTACATTCTTCTTTTCAACCTTTGCGAATCTATCCCCAACTGCTTTTGCATCGGCTGGCGTGTCTGCTTGTGACAATGTGGTATCTGTAGCATCTCTAAAGGATTCTTTTACATTTGATCCATCAACCTGCATTACGCCTTCTGCGCTGTCATACACAAGGAAGGTATCTGTGGATTTTACAGCCGTTTTTTTCTTATATTCCGTCCATAATCCCATAATGATCACCTAGCCTTGTTCATCAAATTTAATGGCTGCGCACTGTTTTTCTGTGTCATAGTACAAAGTTATTCCTTTTCCTGCTACTTTTTTGCTCAATCCATCTCCAACCGCCTTTGCATCTGCAAAAGCACCAGGAACAGTGAGTGTTTTGTCAGTTTCCAACGGATGAGTCTTATGATACTTTTCAACAGCTGCATCAATTTGATCTTCCGTTACAGTTGCGTTCTGAACCTTACGATTTAAAATACCAATGACGTCTTCTGGTTTCATATTTACTCCTTAAATCTTGTTCCAAGTTGCCGTTGACTCTTCGAATTTATAATAATCGCCAGTATCGCTCGCTAGGAAAGAGCTGCCTGTCGCAACATACGTGGGTAGTTTGTCAACATCCTTAACAAGTCCCTCATAACTGCGTACATTGCCTTGCGCAGACGTACATACCAATGTACCCATATCTGGCACTTCTTGACCAGGCTTATAAAATTGTCCATCTTGTTTCACTGTGTAATCATATGTCATGCTTTTTCCGCCTCACTTTCCTCAAGCATCATGCTAATTGCTTCAAATTCAAGCTCTGATGCTTCTATATTCTCAACCACACTAATTGGAATCTTGTAAATGTCTACGTCAACTTCAATTCCATCCAGTAATTCACCCAACTCTGATTCTAGGTTTTGCTCCATTCCCTTTTTAGGTACAATGTCACCATTTTTCTTTTTATCGCAGTACTTTTCAATCAATTCATTTCTTGATTCTTGGAAAGGAATTGCAGCCTTATCCAGTGTTTCAATATTACGGTTGATTGCATAAATCGCCTTAATTGGCTTCCTTACACCATTGTTTTTAAACGATAAAAGTCCATTGATTGTCTTTACCAGTGTTCTATTTGACATCTTCATTTTGATACCTCATTTTTCGATAAAATTTGCAGCAACACCAACATATCTAGGCAGTCCATCAGCATACGAATAGACTGGATATGTCGGTGTTCCAACATTAAATTTGAGTGTTTCTGTTTTCCCAGACTTCGGATTTCGGAAAGTGATCGGAAAAAATGGTGGTTCTATTGCAGCAGCAAAAGCTACTGCTTCTTTATCATCCAAAGGCGCTAGCGTAATATTTAACTTAATTTTCTTTGCTATGATGTCACCCTCCATATCACCAGACGCAACTCGCCCTGTATTGCGGCTCCAGATGATGTTATCTGTTACCGTCAGGTCTTTAACTTTTAGCTTCAATCCACTTATGATTACGGTTTTTACTGGGCCATCCATTGCATTGTTTCCCTCCTTTACGTTAAAAGTTGCGCCTTGCCTGTCTGTATGACTCTGCTGTTGTTTTCCTTTTTGACAACCTCAAAGATCTTCTTTGCATCGCCCTGAAGAACAACATTAACTGTCACATTTCCATTTCCTCCACCATTTCCACCGTAACGTGCCATAACTGCTTCCATTCCACTCGCTACGGCGCTCTGCATTACACTTGCAAGTTGTGACTGGTTTAAGACCTCTGTCCTGCCACCTACATGTCCCACAAGTTCTGGTCCAGCCTCTCCTGCAATAAACATCGAACCTGCATTTACAGTACCACCTGCATATCGTGGAATGGCGCTAAAGCTTGACATGAAGTCTTTTGTAATAACTCCTCCACTGCTAAACTGCGGTATATCGTGCCATCTTCCACCATAAAAAGCTCCACCTTCTGCTTTCTGTGTGAAAATGTTTGCGATGCTTGAAACTATTCCGTGAATACCTTTTAAAATAAGTGATGAACCGGGTTGCTTTTCTACCTGATTAACATAGCCTGTTAATCCGCTGAACCATCGGTTATTTTCCGGAACTCTATTCTGGAAATCTGTCATCCAACCTGTTAATCCGCTGAACCATCGGTTATTTTCCGGAACTCTATTCTGGAAATCTGTCATCCAACCTGTTAA